GCGCAGGTCGGCCTCTTCCAGGTTGGCCCCGGCCAGACTGGAACCAGCCAGGCTGGACCCGGCCAGGTTAGCCCTGCGCAGGTCTGCGCCGTACATATCGGCCCTTCCATTCTCGGCTTCTTTATTTTCCATTATTCCACCAAATATCTTCCCAAAAGCCCTCGCTTGAGCAAAAGCCCTAGCTCCGCAAAAGCCCTCGCTCCTAAATACCCCACCCTACCCCTGTGTCTGCCAGGCCACACCCCCGCGGTAGTGGTGTACACACACTGCCACGGGTACCGGGGCCGTGCTCGTGGCAGTAACCCACTATACCACGAGCCGTTTCGGCCAGTGTCGAGTTAGGGTTGAGGTCTGCCTATCCCTTCACCCCCTTTCGCCATGCACGTCTCAACCCCGGCGCCAGCCTGGCTCGCTCGCACGATCCGCCCCCGACGCGAGGACAGCTCCGAAGCTTGCAGAAACCACAAACTTCCGCGACCCGCCACCATGGGGGACCCCGGCGTCGCGCCGCGACGGCCGCTGCTAGGCACCGGGTCACAATGCCGGGGGGGTGGCGCCGCTTGCACCAGAGGCAGGCGCCGGCCGTCCGTATGGCGCGCCACGCGGCCTTGCTGCGCTCGCTGGCGATGCGGCAGGGGTGAGGCCCTGCCACCCCGCACCCGAACCCGCAGCGGCGCCCGCTGACAGTCATTTGTCCCAGGTGACCCCGGCCAGGTCGGCGCCGTACAGGTTGACGCCGATCAGGTTGGCCCCGTACAGGTCGACGCCGATCAGGTTGGCCCCGGTAAGGTAAGCTCCGCGCAGGTCGGCCTCTCGCAGGTTGGCCCCGGCCAGATCGGCCCCGCGCAGGTCGGCTCTGGTGAGGTCGGCCATGGTAAGGTTGGCCCCGGACAGGTTGGCCCCGGCAAGGTCTGAATCGCTCAGGTTGGCCCCGGTCAGATCGGCTCCGCTCAGGTCAGACCCGTACATGTCGGCAGCGTACAGGTTGGCCCCGCGCAGGTCGGCCCCAGACAGCTTGGCCCCGATCAGGTCTGCCCACTCAAGGTTGTGCTTGCTCTTCTCAACTTCTTTCTTTTCCATAACACCCTCCAAGTTAGAACGGAACCATGGCCTGACGTCCCTTGTCGGAAGCCTTCCAGGTTACCCATGTGACCGCTTGCAGCTCGTGCGGCAGGACCCCGACCTCGGCCGCGACGTCGCGGTAGGCTTGCTCGGCCAGCCTACGGCCGCGCGATCCCCGGTGTGGCGCCGTCTCACGCAGACCTTGCTCGGAGTATCCGGCCGCTATGTCTATGGCGTGCGTGTCGATGCACACGTCGGTCGCGTTCCCGCCGTCCCGCAGCAAGCGGTAGAACGGGACCACCTTTGGACCAGAGAGCACGAGGTCGGGGTGTTTGCCCATTAGGATGCTGATCGCCTTTTCGACGTTGCGCCGGCTATAGGTCGGGATGGATGGAGGGTCGAAGGCTACCGTCTTCGAGGGTGCCTTGATGCCAGCCGATCAAGGCGCGGGAGTAGTCGACGTTGCTCTCCCACCTAAGACCGGGAGAGATTGCGGCGACCACCCCGGCCACCGTCTCTATGCTCAGGCCGCGGGCGTTATCCAGCGAAAGGCAGAGCTCGTGAGCGTCGGGATACCAGCTACGGGCGTCAATGCGGTTGGCCTTGTCCGCCCGTCGCCAGCACCCCCGGACGTTGCGGCGGAACGCCTCTAGTATCTCGGCGTCCGTGCGCTCGCTGAAAGCGTCGACGTTCATAGTTCGTCCACTCGCCCGTCCGACCAGACCAGGAAAGCCCGGGCGCCGTCGACCGTTACATAGGCGGCCTGCTCGTCCAGCCGGCGCAGGGTGCGGACCACGAACGGCATGACGCCGACGTCACCCTTGGCCCACATACGCAAGGTCACGTCAAGGATGCCAGGGTCGACCCTGAGCGGCAAGGCGAACTCGGCCGTGGACCCGTGCTCGACCCCCCAATCGCCAGCCACGTATGACGGGAACGTGGTTCCGCTGAGTCCGGCGTCCTGGATTCTCTCGGCCAACCCCCGGTAGCCGGTGTTGGCGAACGTGGCGCGAATAATCATCCCGACCTCCTGTCGTAGGTCCGTGACCGCATCCCCAGGAGCACCCCGGGGGTGCGGCCACTGACCGGCGACTACCCCAGGCTCCCGATCAGAAACGAGTGGCCAATCGGGAACCCGTGCTCGTCTCTAACGTCCTCGCCGCCGTCGTTGACGAGCACCCCGTGGCCGATGAACATACGGTCCGAGGTCATCACCGCTGAGACGATGCGCCATGTCTGCCCGTGACGGTTGACGTGAGTCGGCAAGGCGGGGAGTGGTCGCGCGATCCGTCACTTGACGGCCGGTTTGTGCCTGCGGTAGACGTCCTCGGGGTCGGGGAAGCGCGCGTCCCCTGTGGGTTGACGTCCGGGAGCGGTGTTCATGGCTTGGTCTCCATTCTGCGGCGCAGGCGGTTGCGGGAGACGACGATACGCCTCCCGGTGCGGCGGTTGAGCACGGCGTAGCGCGTGCGACGGCGGAACCTGTCCGGTCCGTAGCGGACGTAGATCCGCTGCGAGTCCTCGTGGATGCTCTCGACCGTCACGGACACAAGGCGCCCGCTCACCTTGGCCTCCCACGTCTCCCCCTCGGCCGGCCGGGGTGCGGGAGCCCGCTTCTGCCGGGGTGGCCTGGGCGTGGCTTCGGCCTTGGGCGGGAAGAGCACGCGGCCGTCGTAGACCTCGGTATGCCCGGTCACGTCCGGGAGCAAGCTGTAGCAGGGAGCGCACAAGATCGAGGTCCTGCCGAACACGTCAAAGAGCACGGACGCGCTCACGTCCAGGACTTTGGAGCACCGCGCACAGAGCATGCTGCGACCGACCGCGTAGCGAAGGAGCGATCGTGCGACCTCCTTCTTGATGACGTCCAGTATCGGGTCCATCACCCTACTCCTTCCACTCGTCGACGACGGAGAAGTCTCCCGGCTGGCCGTCCGTCTCGCGGTACGCCTTTGTGCCGAGCACGTAGACCCGGCAATTCGCCGCCAAGGTAAGGTCGCCCTCGGGTTCGAACCCGTCTTCCTGGTCCAGCCACTCGCGCATGATCGCCTCGGCCCGCTCCCGTATATCGTCGGGGGTGTCGTCGAGCTTGCCGGGGACGTCGAACAGCATCTCGGCCGGGAACGCGACCCGGTAGAACGTCTTCTGCTCTTGCTTCATTTTAATCCTCAGTGTACACGAACGCGCGGCGGCTCACCGCCATCGCGTCCTCATGCGACGTGAACGTCCTGGTCGCGCCCGTGCGCGGGTCCGTGATCGTGACCTCGCGGGGTTCACCCCCGAGGTATGCGGCGCCGGGGGTGACGCGGAGCACCGTACGGACGGGTGATCCCGGCTCCATCCGCACGCGGTCGCCGGGCTCCAACTGGGTCCGGTGGTAGGTCATGACTCCCTCCGTCCAGTAAGGCAGGCCCATGCGGCAATTACTCCCATGACCACGATGCCACCAAAGACCGAGACAACTACGAGCATCGCGGCACCGAAGACAAGGTCGGCCAGGGCCTCGACCAGGGCGGGCCTGGCGTTCGCCAGTATCAGGAGGAGTAGGAAACCCGACAACGCCATCCAGGACACGCGCTCGTCGCTGTTCACGGGCGCACCCCGGGATCCTCCCCGCCCACGTACTCGGGCTCCCTGTCACGATCAACGGTGCAGCGAGAGCAGACAGCGATGCGCTTCTCTCCGTCGCGCGTGACGTAGAAGTCTGCCCCGTGCGCCGGGAGGTAGCAGCCAGGACACTCGCAGGCGGGCCTCACAGGCGCGGGCCTCACAGGCGCGTCTCCCTGCCCCGGTGCGGTCCACGTGGTCTTCAGCATACCTATCACTCCTTCAGTAGAACAGACGGAACTTCGCAACCTTCCCGTCGTTGAGCCGGACCGTGACGTCCTGCCACAGGCCCGTAGTCATCGGATCGGCCGAGATGACCTCGACCACGTCGGGACAACGGAAGGCAGCCCAGTAGAGCGCGTCGGGGTTCTCCCAGGGTCCGCCGCAACCGCGGCTCTTCTTCGCGTCCCACTCCGACCGTGTCATTCTCATGCACTCATTATAGGCCGGGGGAGAGCGGTTGTCAAGGGGAATCGTCGGGGCCGGGGGACTGGCCCTTCGTGCCTCCCCAGTCCCGGCCCCACGGTCGGGGGCGGGGCGAGCGAGGTCGGGGCCTCGACTCAGTGAGTCGTGAGTCGTGAGTCGAGGCGCTTCCCCCCACACCGGCCCCGGCCGCGACGCGAGCTTCCCCGACCTCAGACTCTCGAAGCCTGGCAGCCGCGCCTCGGGCCAGCCTACCGGCCGAGGTGAGCGCATGGCGCGGGCCGCCGTCGAGGTAGGATGAGGTAGAGTATGAGCCTTGGGGCCTAAGTACCCTTGACCAAACCCGATTGTCCCGGTCGGGGGTCCCAGGGGCGGACAATGGCCCCTCCCCCCGAAACGTCGGCACGTGTGGAGGGGTGCCGACATTTTGGGTTAGGTGTCGACATTTCCCCACCCTTGGACCCCACCCCCTTCAAAAGGGTACCCCTCGAGGCCTCGTTTTGTGGTGGGGGGTTCGCCGGGCCGGGCGCCGGGGGGTCGGAGGCCTGGGGTTCCGGAGGTGTTCGTGGGCTTACAATCCTGCCCCATACTCTGCCCCACGCTGCCCCATGGGGCAGAATTGGGGCAAAAAGGTCAGGCTGGCTTTTGCCCCATGCCCCACACACATAGTGTGGGGGCAGGGGCAAGGGGCAGACCCTGGAGCAGGACCTTGGAGCAGACCCTTGGACAGGACTGAGATGGTTCAGGGATGAACTATTCAGTCACTGAAACATTGGCTGAAACACCGTGTGCTACAATACGTCCTGGAGGGTTGAACATGATCTCTGGAGCGGAGGCGGCGAGAAGGTGGAGGGCGAGGCACCCCGAGAAGTTCAAGTCTCAGCAGGCCAGGCGGCGCATCCGGATGAAGCGCGTCGGAGCGATCGAGAGCGGAAACCTCAACTCTCTCGCCGCGGCCATCAAGGTCTGGCAGAAGGAGACCTTCCCCAAGGCCACCCTCACGAGCACGGCGGAGCACCTCATGAGAGAGGCCAAGGAGCTGCATTCCGCCGCCTTCTCCCTGGACGTGGTCAGGAGAAACATCGACGGTCTCCAGGCCCACATTCCAACCCGAGCCCTGGTCGAGGATGTCGCGGACGAGCTGTGCGACGTCTTTCACCTCCTGGTCGCGGTCGCAGAAGCAGCGGGGATCGACCTGGGCCGCGCCGTGGCCGACAAGTTCGCCGTCAACCTCGGTCGGGAGTGGGGGGAGCCGGACGAGCAGGGCGTCGTCGAGCACGTGGAGAAGGGGGTGGAGGGATGAGATACAGAAACGAGAAGGGGGAGTTCTCGCGTGGCAGGCCGGCCGAGGTGGTGAGGGACGAAAAGGCCGGGTCCATCTCCCGCGCCGCGGAGCACGTCCACGCCGCGGCTTTGGAGGTGGAGCTTGGAGACCTGAACGGGGAGGCGCCGGACGCGCTCGACCGCCTGAAGCAGAGGATCAAGACCCTGCTGACACTGGTGGAACTGCACGAAGACCACGGCAGCGAGGGCCTTGGTCCGGCGCCGCACTACAATGGCCTAGAGGGGATCGAGCGATGAAGACAGAAGAGCTTGTGGAGCGCCTCGATGCGATCATCAAGAGTCTGAGCGGGGTCATCGGACGGCTCACGTCTCTGCTGCGCAAGCTTGGCGACGAATAGGGAGGGGGGGTGGGGTGATGACCAGACAGGAGCTGTGTCCGCGCCGGTGGGGCTTCCTCTGGCGGACTCACTGCTTGCACTTCCGGGATGAGGGGTACCAGCAGATCGGTCGGTGCCGGATGAAGTACCACGCGGAGCGGGTGTACTGCTGCCTGTGCGAGTTACGTAGGCCGCCAACGCTCATAGCGTACCATTAAAGGGGGGGTGGAGCGATGAAGACGGTGAGCGCTAGCAGACAGTCGGTCTACTCCGCTCTCGATTCCGAGCGAGAGTACCAGGTCTCCCGGTGGAACGAGACCACCACCGAGAGTGGGGGGCGTCACTCGCTGGAAGAGTGGTTCACCTACATGGTGGACTACATCCGCGAGGCGCAGCACGCCTTCTCGCGTGAAGCCTCGCAGGATGCGAAGCCGAAGGCCCTGAACATAATGCGGAAGGTGACGGCGATGGGCGTCGCTGCCATGGAGCAGCACGGCGCCCCGCGCCGAGCATGGACGATCGGGCGGGAAGAGGACCGGCGGCCAGCTCAGCGGCGCCGGGACGACCGGGAGTCTACCGAGGACCCGGACCCGGAAGCGATCCTCGGACGTGAGCTGTGATGACCCGACAGGAACTGTTCGACAGCGTCGTGAAGCACTGCAACAATCAGGGCGTGAGGTCCATATCTAGGGATGTCTGCCGCTACCGAAGCCCTGGTGGCCTCAGTTGCGGCATCGGAGGACTGATGCCGGACAAGGTGTACCGCAAAAACCTGGAGGGCCACCCGGCACCCTCTCTGCCGGTCCCGGTACTGGAGGCGTGCGGCTTCGACATGGGCAGGGATAGGGAGTGGGTCTTCGCTAACGATCTCCAGGGCCTGCACGACAACAAATACAACTGGATTGGCGGTCGGCTTGACCGTGAAGCGGTCATGGGGGTGGCAAAGCACTGGGGACTGGAGGTGCCGAAGTGACCCGCCAGGAGTTGTTCGACAGGGTCGTGCAGCACTGCAACAGGCAGGGCGAGCGGTCGGTGGTGGACGCGAGTGTCCCTACGTTTCTCCGCTATTGTGTCTACCGCAACGAACGCAGCCTCAAGTGCGGCATAGGAGCACTGATGCCGGACGAGGTGTACGAAGAGGTCTTTGAGGGTAAATCGGTAAAGGACCTTCCATCCGAAGCCCTAAAGGCGTGCGGATTCGACCTGAGCAGGCCCTACGAGATGAGTTTTGCTAGCGATCTCCAGATCCTTCACGACGACAGAACCAACTGGAGCGGCGGTCGGCTTTTAGGACGTAAGGTCGAGCTGATGGCCAAAGGCTGGGGACTGAAGGTACAGAATTGACCGAGGCCGACTCCCTAGCGGGGCTGGTCGGGGCTCACCGAGTAGGCCAGCACTGGAGAACCCAGTGCCCCACCCACGAGGACAACGAGCCCAGCCTGGACTTCCGTGACGGCGAGAAGCGCGGGATCGTCTTCACCTGCCGCGCGGGCTGCGAGAGCCGAAGGATCCTGTGGTACTTCCGGACGAAGTACCCGGAGGTGTTCGGCAACGGGAAGGATGCGGACCATCCGCCGGTCCCGGCTCAACGCACGCAACAGAAGCCACGTCTGGTCAGGACCGTCAGGTACGTCGTGAAGGACGCGGACGGCTGGGAGCAGGCCACCCACGTCCGCAACGACTTCTCGGACGGAAGCAAGAACATGCCGTGGGAGCACGGTGACGGTATCCGAGGCCTGCCGGCGGGTGTGAGCGCGGCCGACCTTCCTCTCTACGGCTCGGAGGATCTGTCCGGCAGGCCGGACGGACTGGTGATCGTGACGGAGGGCGAGAAGGCGGCGCAGGCCCTACGGGATCAGGGGAGGCTGGCGGTCGGGACGGTGACCGGGGCCTCTGGGGTGCCGGGTAATCTGGCGCTCGAGGCCCTCCGGGGCCGGGACGTGGCTCTCTGGCCCGACAACGACGAGCCTGGGCGGCTGCACATGAAGCGCGTGGCGGCGGCCCTGACGGGGGTGGCAAGGTCGGTCAGCTTCATCGACTGGAGAACCGGGGTGGCAGGCGCAGACGCCGCCGACTGGGTTCCAACAGGGGAAGATCCACTCGCCCTTCTGGTCGACTCCCTGGACCACCCCGTCGCGGAAAGTAGTACAACGGCTCCCGCCGCGGCCCCGAGGCGGAGGCGGCTGATTCCATGGGCCGAGCTGGTCGAGAAGGGCAGGGACCTTCAGGTCAACTACGTGGTCCAGGACCTGATCCCAGACATGGGGGTCGTTGGGTTCATTGCCGGATACGCCAAGGCCGGAAAGACCACCCTCGGGATCGAGATGATGTCGGCCATCAGCCGCGGCGATGAGTTCCTGGGCCAGGAGTCATCCAGGCGGCGGGTGCTGTACCTCTCCCTCGAGGACCCGGAGGACTACACGGCGAAGATGGCGTCCTTGGCCTCGAAGGGTGGAGAGGACGCCTTTGCGTTCTGCGAGCCCCTGACGCTCGACGACGAGGGCCTGAAGTGGATGGAGGAAACGATCTCTGCCGAGAAGATCGGTATGGTCTACGTTTCCACGTTCATGGCCGCCGCCTCTGGCCTGATCGACAACGAGAACGACAACGCAGGGGTGGCCAGGGTGGTCCTATCCATGAAGGAGTCCGCACGCCGTGTCGGGATACCGATCATCGTCGAGACCCACGCGGGAAGGGCCCAGGACAAGTCCGTCTCGGCCGACCCGATCCTGGCTGTCCGAGGCGCCAGCGCGGCTGCGGCCCATGCCGACTTCGTGATCTCGTACCGGATGCGTGACGAGGGCGGGTTCGGGACGAAGCGGGTGGTGAGCGCCCGTGGTCGCTTCGTGGACTTCAACCCGACGACGATCGACTTCGACAAGGACACGCACGCCTACACCGTGCTAGGGCAGGAGGTGGGCGACGAGGTGAAGGCGGCCGACCTGGACCACCTCACCAAGACCGGGGCGCTGTCGGCCACCGAGCAGAGGGACGCCTCTACCGTGGCGAAGATCGCGGGGTGGGAGGGTAGGAAGAGGTATAGGAGGGTGGCTACGGCCTGCGGCCCAGGGAGCGGGGTCGTCCGCACCGACAACGGTCAGTCGGGCAACCGGCGCCGCGTATACTACCAGCTCGCACCTCAGCTCGATCAGTTGGATTGGGCTTGACAGGTGTGGTATACTCAGTATGAAAGGGACAGGAAATGAGCGAGAGGAAGTTTCGGGTTCTGGTGTGGGCGGCCGGCCTGGCGATCCTGGCCGGCGCCATCTGGGGGTGTAAGGCAGCAATCACCGATCCGGGCGCCGCAGTGGCGACGCAGGCGCGGCAGGCGGACGGGCAGCCGCTTCCGCCCGACCCCGGCGTGGGATGGAAGGACGTCTTCGCCTCGATCAGCTTCGAGGGGGACGGGGCCGGAGCCGCCCTGCGCCTGGAACTGAAGCCTGGAGCCGCCGCGGCGGACCAGTATCACATAGCCGCCTTCTCGCCTCCGGGCAACGGGGCGGGCCAGCTTCTCGCCTCCGTCTCCGGGTCCTTCTCTGGGCTCGTGCTGCGCCTGGTCCTGGAGATCCCGGAGCAGTGCGATCCGCTGAGCCTTCAGGTCGATTGGGGCCGTGGCCCGGTGCCTCCGGACGCCGGGTACGTGGGCGGGCCCGGTGGAAACTTCGGGGGCAACTACCTGGCCACGACCAGGGTCAAGCCGTGTCCTCCTACGGGCCGGACCTGCGAGCAGATCGACGCCAGGCTGACCCGTGCGGTGGTGCAGGTGGACGGAGCGGCTGCCATCGTGACTTTTCAGGTGAGCTTCAACCCGCCACCCGACACGGCCCTGCTGTCCGACACGTCCATCCCAGTCAAGCTGGCGACCGTGCGACCGGGCCCGCACGCCTGGGTCTACCCGATCACTCTCGAGGAGCAGCGCCACGTCACGTTCATGGACGTGATCCTGGGTCAGTTGCGCTGCCAGGCGCAGATCGTCTACGTGATACCGTCCAGGCCGAGGCCCAGCCCGACTCCCACCCCGGCTCCTACCCCTACTCCTACCCCGACTCCAACCCCCACCCCTTCCTGCGACGAGTCGAACCCCCCCTCGTTCTCGGCCCCTCCAGCGCCCACCGAGAACGGCAGTCGGATCGGGGTCGACGTTGTGGTGCGCAACCGAGGCGCTTGGGTGCTGAGGCTCTACGCGACATCGCACCTGAGCGAGTACGAGCAGGACCGGCCGGACTACACCAAGGACACCGACTCGAAGACCCAGGGCTGCCCATCGGAACACACGCTGCGGGTGAGCTACGGGTGGCGCAGCAACGGCTCGGAGTTCTGGTGGTTCGATCTGTACCGAGGCGATCGGAGGGTCTACAAGAGTGGGTACGTGAGGAACCCGTACAACTGAAAAGGGTGGGGCCTATGAGAAGCTGGAGAAAGATCGAGATGGAGAGGGACCGAGAGGACCATCTCCTGCGAAGGGTCGCTGACGTGAACTACAGGTCCGGGTACCAGGCCGGGCTGGTCAGGGGTGCGCTGTCGGGGTCAGTGGCAGCGATGCTCACCTACTCCCTGTTCAAGGTCTTGGAGTTCTACCTGTCATGAGCAGGGGCGGGGCCAGGGTGATCTCGGAAGAGACCAGGAAGAGGATGGCCGAGGCCGGTCGCGCGGCTGCGGCGGAGACCAAGCACCTGATCGAGCTGGGCAAGATTCACAGGGACCAGTGCCTGGCGCGAGGGCCAGTGGTCGACGACCCGAAGGACGAGTTCTTCATCGTGGAAAGCGAAGCGCCCGCAGCGGTCAGTCAGAAAGTGGTTCCAGAGAAGCGTCCGGAGCCACTCCCCCGCACCGTACCGCTTTCGGAGCGCGGGGGTCTGGGTGATCTCGTAGAAGAGGCCCTCCGGCGTATAGACCAGGAGAGGTAAATGGAAGAGAAGGTAACCGTCACGGTCGAGCTGGAGGCGCATCAGGACCTGATCACAGACCTGGAGTCGACAAAAGAGCTGAACATTCTGCTCAGGGACAGGTCGGAGAAGTTCAGGTCAGATCGGTACGCCGCTCGCGCGTCGTTGAGGTTGGCCGAGGAAAAGGTTTCCCTCCTCGAGCGGAAGATCGAGAACATCAGGAAAGAGCTGAGCGAGGTGACGTGGGCCTGAGCGTCTATCTGACTGCGTTCCTCGCCAGCATGGCCAACGTCTTCCTGCGCGCGTTCCAGCAGTTGAACGTCGTTCACGGGCGGAGGGCCCTGGTGATCCCAACCAGCGTGGCGATGTCGGCATGCGAGGTGCTGGTGTTCGTTCAGATCGCCCGGAGCCAGAGCTGGACCCTGGTGGCTCCTATCGGCCTTGGCGCTGGTATCGGCTGCCTGGCGGCAATGGCCCTGCACAAGAAAGTGAGGAAAGAGAGATGAGGGGTGGGTCGGTAGATCCGACGTTGGACATGGGCACCGGGGCGACCAGAAGCGTGGACGTGGACAAGATTGACCCGGAGGGGTTTCTCGACCCTCTGGTGGTCCTTCGATTCTCGGAGTTCATGCACCACCACCGAAAGCTCGCTGACGGGTCCACCAGGGACAGCGACAACTGGCAGAAGGGCATGCCTCGTTCCAGGTGGATCAAGTCGCTCTGGAGGCACTTCCTTGACCTGTGGCTAATCCACCGCAACCACCCCGAACTCGCCACCGAGAAGGATCTCGAGGTGACCCTGTGCGCCCTGCTCTTCAACGTGCAGGGGTACCTGCGCGAGGTCCTTCTGGGGCGTGGGTGTGAGTAGCCTGTGACCACGCGGGTTGTACAGGAGCGGGTGGACCCCTCGAACGACCTGGTCAGGGTGTGTCCGTACTGCTTGTCTCACCTGTCCTGGGTGTACAGCCAGGGCGACTCCTACGACCTTGGGGCCCCTATCTGCCCAGAGCACAAGCACTTGCGGTCATGGCTCGTGGCTAACGTGGCCATGGGAACTATCGTGGCCGTGGGACACGTCCGGCTCCTGGGGAGGGTCCTCGAGGCTCCCGTCGCGGCCAGGGAGCGCCCGAACGCCACGAAGAGGTGGCTCCTGCATCGGGGCCGCAGGAGTAAGTGGTTGGGGCTCAGCGACTTAGGGAGCCCCTGACGCTGGCTGAAACGGCCCGTGGTATAATGCCTGTGAATGCCTGACGACAACGTCTTTGGCGTAGCGGCCGAGACCCCCGCCACAGAGGCGGCCCCCGGCCAACAGGCGGCCCAGGAGGGCTCTCCGCAGGAACAGCCTGCGCAGCCCGATGGGGCCGAGGCCCAGCAGCCCGATCAGCCCGAGGCCCAGCCGGCCCCCGAGCCCGACGACGACGAGGGAGACGAACACCTCGCCGGAGAGGGTGAGGACGGCATCCGGCTCGGCAACAAGGTATACAGGGACTGGACCAGCGCCGACCACGTGTTTCGTCAGTTCGCCGGCCGAGCCAAGGCCGAGGCGAAGAGACGCAAGGAGGCCGAGGCCGATCGTGACCGGCTGTCGGCCGAACTCGAGAGAGCAAGGAGTCACGTACCCGCAAGCGGTGCTCCGCCGGCAGAGCCGGCCCCCACAGCGAAGCGGTTGAGCGAGCGATTCACACCCGACGAGATCGACTCGGTGATCGCTGACAAGTCGCCTGGTGCGGCTTTTCAGCGGTTGTCGGACCTGATCGAGGAACGGGTTGGAGAACTCGTCGAAGAGCGAACGAGGGACATTCAGCCTCTCGTCGTGCGGAACAAGGCGGTGGACGCGGCTGCCGAGCTGTTCGAGACTTTGTCCGAGCAGCGCGACGGTTCGGGGAATCGGATCTTCCCCGAACTCGATCCGGCCGACCCGCGTTCCGACCTTGTCGTCCAGCAGTGGCGAGAAAACCTGAACGATCCCGGTCTCGCTCCCATCGCGTTCACCGAGGCCGCGGTGCGTTTCGCGCTTACCCAGGTGCGAGCGTCCGAGGTCTCTCAACCTCAATCGGCCCCTTCGAGGCCGGCACCGAGGTCGAACGCGGCGTTGATGTCGATGGGGAGGACGCCTTCCCCCTCGCCCGCGGCGCCGGGCCCGACCAGGACGTTGCCAGTGGACCTTGAAGAGGCAGCGCGTGCCGCGGTAGCCGCCCGACAGCATCCGGTGTTCGGAGCAGTGGTCGAGCGATAGTCGCGGCGTAGGAGCACACGCCAATGCCGGCCACACTGCCTTCCCCCTTTCCTGGGGCGGTGACGGCGCCCACCATCCGTAGCGGCGCACAGATCGCTCAGGGCGTAATCGGCGGGCCCGGCGTCACCGACGCCCAGCTCAACGAGATCGCCCAAGTACAGAAGGGGTTGGTCTGGTACAACCCCTCCATCGCAGGTCTCACCCGTCTCACCTCCAAGCTGAAGAACGCCCGGATCGTCGAGAACAGCCGCTTCTTCCACCTCGAGAAGCAGCGTCTCCCCCGGTCTTCCGCCGTGGTCTCCACCACGGGCGGGGCCACCACTCCTTCGGCCCTCACCCTGACCGCGTCCACCGGGGCGCGCTTCCGGGTGGGAGACCTGCTCTACAACTCCGAGAGCGGGGACATCGCCCTCATCACCTCGTTCGCGTCCGCGGACGTCGTGAACGTCACGCCCAACATCGGTGACGACAGCCCTTCGGGGACACTGTGGGCCGCGACGCACAACGTCGTGAACATCGGGAACGCCTACGAGGACGGCGCTGGCGGAGCGGTCTCGTTCCACGTGATCGAGGACGAGCGGTCCTTCTTCTGCCAGATCTTCAAGGACGCGATCGAGCAGAGCCGCAGGTACCAGAACACGGCCCTGTACGAGGGCGAGCCCTGGGCCAACGCCAGGAAGCAGCTCGAGCAGGAGCACCTCCTGTCCTGCGAGTACGCCTACTTCTTCGGGAAGCCAAGCCTGACGCAGTCGGGGTCGAACGACAAGTTCACGACCACGATGGGCGGGCTCGACTTCTACCTCGACACGAACCGGGTGGACTTCGACGGAGACAGCACGATCAGCAAGGCGTTCTTCGACTCCGTGATGGTCGGCGCGATGCAGGAGGGCCACTCCGGCTACGAGAACAAGGAGCTGGCTAACAAGACCCTGTTCGGGTCGCAGCGCTGGCTGGCGAAGCTGAACGCTCTCGGTGACGACAAGATCCGCATCATCGAGCCCAGCGAGAAGACCTACGGTCTCCGGATCATGCAGTACCAGGGGACTTGGGGCGTCCTGAACGTCATCAACGCGCCGGTGCTCAACAAGACCGGCCTCCAGGATCGCGCGTTCATCGTGGACCTGGAGCACCTTCGTCCCGCCTATTTCAAGGGTGGGGAGACGAAGTACGAGGACAACATCCAGGTGCCCGGTACGGACGGCAAGAAGGCTCAGTACATCTCGGACAAGTCGCTCATCGTGGAGCTGAAGGTCGCACACACGGCACTGTTCGGCCTGGCCGAGTAGTAGCCGTCTGGGGGACGGGGCCCCGACGGGCCCCTCCCCCTCTAAACCCTCAAGGGGGTAGGTGATGAGCGAGAAGCAAGCCAGAACCAAGGGCGAGTACGGTCAGCCCTTCGAGCTGGAGAAGCAGTCCGAAGGTCCCTCCCGTTTCGTGTTCCTCTCCCCGTCCGTGCAGAACCTGAAGATCCTGCTGAAGCGTGACACCATCTACGTCCTGGACGGACAGAAGATCACGACTCCGCTGGTCGAGGCTCAGTTCAGGGACTTCAGGTTCGACACCGACAGCGAGAACATCGCGGACATGATCCGGCACACCAGGGCCTTCAGGACCGGGAAGATCAAGGAGCTGAGGGAGGCCAAGGCCGAGGCGCGAGAGCGTCAGGTGAAGGCGCTCCAGGATCAGCTCAGAAGCAACCCCGATCTGGCCAAGGAAGTCCTGAGCGGGCTGAACCGCCCGAAGGCAACGTCCTCGGTCGCAGGGTTGGCGTAACGGGAGGATCGGATGGCCGCAACGAACGTTCAGATCGAGAAGGACAACCGGGGCCACGTGACCCGGTGTTCGGGTTTCGGGGTTCCCACGTTCACGGACGTTCCCGCCGGGAGCGAGTACAGGGACCTCACGAGCGGCAGCGACTACGCCTTCGACGGGAGCAGGTGGGACGAGAAGTTCGTCCTGTCCACCGCGGTTGCGACGGCCCTGCTTAAGGCCAGGGAGACGGAGGCTGACTTCACCGAGTCCTCGCCCACGATCACCTTCACCAACGCCCTACCGGCCAGGGCTGTGGTGGTCGGCGTGGTGTTCCGGGTCCTGACGACCCTCACGGGCACCAGCCTCGCCAAGGTCGCAGTGGGGATCTCCGGGACGCTCGGGAAGTACACCGCTGCCGCCGCGGCGATCCTGGCCGACAAGGCCGTGATCGGAAAGACGGCTCCCGCCGTGCAGGAGGCCCAGGCCAACATCCTGGCGACTGCGTACCAGTCCGACGGCTCGACCCCGGTCAATCTCACCGCCGGAACAGCCAGGGTCACCGTCTTCTACTTCGAACTCAGCGCTGGGGCGGACGCCAGCTACGTAGCCTCGGCGTAAGGCGATGGCGTACCGAATCGTCAAGGACCACCTGGGGCAATGGCTGGACGCGCGAGGGGATACCCCTGCCGCGCAGGTCGAAGCCGGACCCCTGGGGGCCAAGTATTTCTACACCACGACAGGGGTGGCCTACCAGTGGGACGGTTCCGACTGGGCCGTCGACGAGGGGCCCGGAACCCTGGTTGGCGACCTGATCGGAAACGTCACCGGCGACGTGACGGGCAACCTGACTGGCGACGTGTCTGGCGACGTGACGGGAAACGTGTCTGGTAACGTGACCGGCAACGTCACTGGAGACGTGACCGGGAACGTGTCGGGAGACCTGATCGGCACCAACGTCTTGGTGGACTATGTCGAGGCGAACAACGGGAACATAGGCGAGATCAGGAGTAGGAGGCTGATATTCCACGACGACCTTGTCACTCCTCTTGTCACCTGGCGCCTTCAGACGATAACGTACAACCACGTCTTCAGCGGAGACGGAACAATAATCATCGGCCAGATACCGGCAGAATCTACTCTACTTGCGATGAAGATCGAGGTGACGGCTGAGATAGCCGGAGACGACGCGGCCCTGTTTGACGTGGGGATCGAGGGTGGGGACGCTGATTTCTTTACTCCGACGCAGCTGACTGTTGCTGCCGGGGTGAAGGGAAATACGTTCTACTCTCCGACAATGCTTGAAACCACCGCTGGCGCAACTGACATCGAAATCAACGTGAGCGTGTTCGAGGGAGACGGAACCACCGCGGCTGACCCTACCAGCGGAGACCTGGCGGTCTCTATTCTGGTTCTGACCTGGATTCAGTAAGGAGGTCCTGTGGCTGGAGTCATTCCCAACAGTGGAGAGAACCTGGCGCTCGAACTCCTGGTGAACAAGGGCACGTCCCTTCGGAACCTGGTGCTCAAGCTGTTCCAGAACAACGTTACTCCCGGAGAGACGGACACCGCCAGCACCTACACCGAGGCCGACTTCACCGGATACTCGGCCGTCACCCTGACCGGCTCGAGCTGGGCCCTGACGCCAGGCGCCCCATCCCAGGCTGTGTTCGCCCAGCAGACCTTCACCAGCTCCGCAGACCAGAGCACACAGAACGTCTACGGGTACTACCTGGTGACGGACACGGACGGGACGCTGGTGGCGGCCGAGAGGTTCAGCGACGGCCCGTACCAGGTGGCCAACAACGGTGACGCCATCAAGGTGACCCCGATCATCAGGGCGTCGTAGGGAGGGACGACGGTGCCCACCGTCACCCAGTACCCGAACGAAATCGGGTCCCTATCCGGCTGGGACGCTCAGCCGCCAGAGGCCAGCAAGGTGGTGGCTGTCGGAAGCAACGACGGAGACTCCACCTACGTAGAGGGGGACGTCGGGGCAAGGCAGCGGTTCCTGTTCCCCAGCCTTCCTTCCGAGGCTTTCTCGGTCAACTCCTGCACTCTCTGGATAAGGGCCAAGAGGACCGGGGCGGGGTCCCTGGCCGCGTTCGACGGATCGGCTACCGTCTCGGTTGCGGACCCGACAACCTCTTACACGCTCAGGTCCGTTCCGTTCGGCGGGCCCCTGACGGTGTCCGGGGTGAACGCTGCCGAACTCGGTCTTTTGCATAGCGGATCTGCCGGTGAAAGGAAGATCCGATGCACAGAGATGTTCAGGGAGACCAGCTACTCCCTGGAGCCGAACACCTTCGAGTACACCTCTGACATCGAAGAGGTCCCGCTCTCTGCGGAGTCTGGGTTCTCGTTCCAGCCGTCAGGCGGCCCGGCCTCGTTCAACTACTCCGGGGACGTAACGATAAGCCTGGACACGGCCTCTACGGTTTCCAGGACCAGGGCGTTCGTTGCCGATCTAGGCACCGAGCTTTCGGTCGGAACGGTCTTCAGGTTCCAGGTGAGGGGGCCCATCCTGGTCCAGGTTGAGGACAGGCCGCCGCTGTGGTCTTGGGGGTTCTCGGCCAGGAGGTTGGCGCTCAGGGCTGCCGCCGCACTGCGGGGTCGGCGTTGGGATGGAAGCTTGGCGTTCCATCTGACAAGACCGCGGCGGGAGCGAGGCGGAGATCCGTACCAGTGGAGTCAGAGAGATGCCTAGAACCTTGGTCGACGAATGGCCCTCGTACAGCGACTCGCTGGGCGACCCTGACAGCGGGACAACGGCAGACGCGGAGCTGCTGGACGCGGCTCGAGACGCGATCGCATCCGCCATCTATGACGAGGACCTGGACGAGGAACCCTCCGAGATCACGGCCGAGGTGGTTGAGGCCAGGGGCAGCTTCTCCAGCCTCGACTCCAGGCTCGACTCCATCGCCGCCGCCGCGGCAGGTGGGGCTGCGGTCATTACGTCTGGGCAGCTCGCCCCGAACCTGGTACCGAACGACTCGTTCCTGATCTGGTCCGGCGGAGACTCGGCGGCCCCCGACTACTGGAGCGTCAGCGGCCTCACGGTGGCCAGGGTCGGCTTCACGGCCCCCACCAAGGTTCCAGGCAGGAACTACGTGCGCCTCACCGGCACCGGGGACTTCAGGATCGACCTGATGACCGCCACAGACCTGACCACTTTCGGAGGGGCGCCGCTGGCCGGGCTGAGCGTGGCCGCGGGCGTGTTCATCTTCACGGCCACGCCTGGCCTGGTGGAGGTGTACATCGACGACGGCGTTGACGAGTACCTGGTTGGCGGAAACGGATCAACGGTGGACGAGTTCGTGTGGTCTGCGGATCTGGCCGGAGCAAACAACGGAGCCGCCACTCTGGACTTGAGTCCTACCAGGCTGAGGTTGATCGTGAGGCTGGACGGCGGCACGGCGGACATCGCCGGGGCCTACTTCGGGTTCGCCAACTCGGCTCCGAGGTACCAGCCGTCTTCGGCCCAGGTCCGGGACATGGTCTGGTCGCACCCGTCCAACGTGGCCGCCCCGGACAGCACCACCTTCTTCACCTTCAGCCCGGCCCAGCCGATATACATCTACTCCGGCAAGCCGTTCTGTAAGACGGCTGGGGCCTCGGGCTCGGTGTTCAACGTGAAGAAAAACGGTACGGAAATCTTCACCACCCCGCTCACCCTGGCGTCAGGTCAGACCACGGCCGCGACGGAGCAGGAGGCGGACTCGGTGGCGAAGGCCAGCATCGGCCCGACCGACATCCTCACCATGGACGTGGGGACCCTGGCCGCGGCGATGCGGGGTCCCACGATCAGACTGAGGGCCATCTCCTACGCCGACCCGGTCCTCGCGCTCATCAGCGGAAGGGTGGCGGTGTGACGCTTCCCAATCCGGCCAAGACGGTCGGAAGGCTGGGGCTGGCCAGGCTTGGGGTCTCGAAGGTAGGGTTCGCGCCGTCTGGCGGGAGCGGGGCCAGGTACGCCTACCAGCTCGAGCCCGGACTGTCGTTGTACGACCCACCGACCGAGGTGGTGCAGACGGTAGACGTTTCGGTGGTCCAGGGCCAGTCCTTCGAGAAGGTCTACAACTGGGAGACGCTGAAGGGTGGAGGGGTGGACCTGGACACCGCCTCGATCAGGTTCTCGGTGCTAAACGGTGACCTGGCGCTCTCGTACACTTTCTCCACGGAAGCCTGGTCCACCGGGGACCCGCTACCGTGGCTCTTGTCGGTCTTCAGGGACCCGGTGACGCAGGGGCGCTTCCTGCTCAGCTTCACGTCGGACGAGACGGAGTCTTTCGTGCCTGGCGAGTACACCTACGAGGCCGTTGGGTCCATAGGCTCAAAGCAGTTCGTGATCGTGTCGGGATCGTTCGAGATCATCGCGCAGTAGCGCGGGAGGAAAAGATGGCGACAGTCAACGTAAACGAGCGGAGCGGTGAAGGGCTGCTCAAGACCAAGCGTGCGACGTTCGAGTTCTCCGGTGACGGCTCTCTGGCTGTCGCCGACTTCATCCCCCCGAACTCCTTGGTGCTTCAGGCCAAGGTCGAGGTTCTGGTGGCCCTGGCCGGGGACGACGTGGCCAAGTTCGACGTAGGCGACGGTTCGGACCTGGACGCATTCACTCCCACCCAGGTGGCCACGGTCACGGTCGGCGTCAAGCAGCGACAGTTCTTCACCAACGCTACGAACCTCTCGTTCGCAGTGTCGACCCCTCTCTCGATCAACTGCTACAAGTCCGACGGCTCGACCGCTTCCAATCCGACGTCCGGACGGGTCCTGGTGGACCTGACCTACATCCAGATCCCGTAAGGGGGAAGACGTGAACCTGATCCAGATGCGCCGCTGGGCGCGCAGGAGGCTTCTCGACACAGGCGCCCAGCAGCGGTTCAACGACGCCGATATCGACTCGGCCCTCAACGTGGGGGCGCAGCAGGTACAGGCCGAGATCGACAGGGTCAACAAGAACGCCTTCAGGCGGATCGTGCTGAGGGATCTCGAGGCCGACACGTACCGATACCAGAACCCACGGGGGCTGCTGCGGTACGTGTCGGTTCAGTGCAAGTACCCCACCTTCACCAAATACGTCAAGGCGGATCCGACTACAGAGGACGAGATCGAGAACCCGGACTCGGAACTCCGTCGGAGCTACCCCAACGCGGGCGGGGTGTTCTTCGCCGTGTCCGGCGGGGAGCTGATCCTGTTCCCAACCCCAACCGCCGCGGTTGAGGACGGGCTCAGGCTTCGGTACATCCCTGTGCTCGGGATGTCCCAGGACGACGACGACCTGGACGACCTTGGGCTGCTCCAGCCGTTCCATATCGCGGTGATCCTCTGGGGCGTGAAGCTGCTCCTTCCGGAGGATGGCGAGGACAGCAAGGGCGTCGACGCCGAGATCATGAAGGTGATGGACCGGGTGCCGGACTACTACGGCGGGACTGGCCAGCAGGGCTCCCAGGAGTTCATCCGGGTACAGGGGATCGGCAAGGAGCTGTTCGACACTGCTTCGGACTTCACGTACAGGAGATAGCTTGAGGCGTGACGAGGTGATGGCCGCTTCGGTCCACGGTGGTCAGTACGACTCCGTCAGCCCGGAGCATGTCCCCGCCAACGGGTGGCAGAGGGCCGTCAACTGGTTCAGCTTCAACAGGAGGATGAACGTCCGGCCTGGGTCGGTCCAGTTCTCAGTGGGCGATCCTCCCTCCGGGTTCAGGCCAAGCGCGGTCCTTCCTACCCGCGGTCTCCAGGGTGCGTCTGGCGGTCTCGAGGACTGGGCGCTCCTGGTAGGTGGGGAGGATCAAGGCTTCGCCCTGGTGAGGTCCACCGGGGAGTGGGACGGTCTAATCCCGCAGGACATCGGCGGAGCCCTTCCCAGCTCAGACCTGCCGTGGATCTTCATCCAGGACCGAAACGTCGTCTACGCCCTCCGTGAAGGTTCGGGCCGGATGAAGGTCATCACCGCGGACGGCTGGACGGAGGCAGGGCGGCCGGCGCCGTCCTTGGTGCTGACGCTGGATAGCGCCTCGGCTTCCGGCGGCTTCCTGGTTGACGGAACATACCAGGTGTCGTATGCATACTACGACTCTCAGACCGGCCATGTAGGAAACGCTTCTCCGCCGCTTTCGGTGACCCTGAGCGGTGGTGGGAGCAGCCAGAAGTTTACCGTCACAGACTTCGTGGCCCCGTCCAGCGACGTGAGGGCCACTCACTACCAGGTGTTCATGAGCCGGGTGGGCGGCGTGGTCCAGTTCGCGCAGGCCCTGATAGCCGTCGGAACCACCACCCATGAGATCCTGGCCGACGCAACCGGGGCACAGCTCGAGACCAACAACGAGCGCCCCCCGGCCAGCGCCACGTGGATGGCGCACTGGAACGAGAGGATGTGGTGGGTGACAGACGACCACACCGTTTCGTACTCTCCGATAGACCGTGAGGAATCGTACTCTGCCGCGCAGGCCCTGACGTTCCGCCAGAACGATGGAGACAGGATCAACATCGTATTCCCGTGGGGCAAGAAGCAGGTGGTGGCAAAGAACAGATCCATGATGATCCTGACCGGATACGACAGGTCAACCTGGGAGTCCGACGAGTGGACCCACAGGGTCGGATGCGTGGCGCCGTTCACCATGAGGAACTGCGAGGGCCTCCTGGTCTTTCTGTCCGAAGACGGCTTCATGACCGCAACTCCGGACTCGCTGCCGGTCCTGGTGTCGAACGACACGGTGAGGCGTGTGCTATCAAGGGTGGACCTGGAGCGTAGGAGTCTTTCCTACGCCGACACGGTGAACCGGCTGGGGATCTACTTCTGCGCGTTGCCGACCAGTGACGGCGGATGGACCGGGGTGTCGTTCAATTGGAAGGACGGAGCATGGACTGAGCTGTCGTTCCCGACCAAGCCGAGGGCGATCCGGCAGGGGTTCGACCTGGACGGTGCGACAATAGTCCTTGCTGCCATGGATGGCAACAACCAGGTGTATCGGCTCTTCGAGGGGCACACCGACAGCGGGGCCAGGATCAGGGCCACCCTGGTCTCGAGGGCCCAGAGGCCGGAGGCGGCCGGGCCGGGTGACCTGCTTGGAATCAACGCCGTGGGCATGCTGTGCGCTGAGACCAGGTATCCGGTAACCTTCACCGTCTACGGGGACGGGAAGCTGGACGATCCGATCGTCTCCGTCTCGGCACGCCTACAGGGCGAGCCTGGGTGGAAGTGGGTCCGCTGTTCGACGACCGGGGACCAGCGATCTCTGGTGCAGGTGGGGATCGAGTACGACGGCAAGGACGAGTTCTGGATCGAGCAGATGGCCACTGACGTACTTTCTATCCGGGGTAGGAGGGACTACCTGTGATCGTCTTTCCGCTTTCTGTGGTTGACGGCTCCGAGGGGCTGATCGCCGGTACGCGATTTCGGGCCAGCATTCCGACGATGGTGGAGTTCACAGCCGCCAACGCAGACAAGTTCGTCAGTCACACCCTGGGAAGGGTTCCGGAGGGTTTCCTGGTGGTGGGCCGTGACGGAGGGTTCATCGTCTACGACGGCTCCGAAGACTGGACCGAAAGCGTGATAGTGCTGAGGGCTACGGACGTGGGCATCGCCCGCGTGCTGGTGTTCTGATGCCGACGGTGAAGGACTACCCTATCTTGGTCGGCAGCCCAGACACGTTCGAGCTGGGCGCCGGCTCGAGCAAGGTGCAGGCGGTCTCGCAGAACGACGGCGACACGAGCTACATCTTCGGGGCGAACGGGAGGATTCAGAGGTTCGTTTTCCCCAACCTTCCTGGGGACGTGGGAACGGTGCAGTCCTGCACCATCTTTGCCAGGACCAGGGACGAGGCCGTGGCTGGGCCCAACATGTTCATATTCAACGGACTGTCCGACGTTCTTGTGGTCACGGGACAGGGGGTGGCTTACCAGCTCAGGTCGGCCCCGCACTTCTCGCTCAGCCCAGCCTCGATCAACTCGGCGCAGCTCGGATTGGCGATCACGGCCGGGGCTGGCATACCGACGTACTGCACCGAGTTCTACAGAGAGACAGTCTATACGGTGGTCGCCCCGACCAATCCGGGCGCGTCCTTCATGATGTTCTGAGGAGAGATCCATGCCCCTTCCCTACAGGCCGATGAGACCGCCGGTGCCGGGGGCAGTCGGTGCGCCCAACGCCGCGGGGACCCCGGCGCCGCAGGTGCCTCGTCCGGCGGCGCCGCAGAGGCCGACCGTTCCGGTGGCCCCTATCGGTCGCCCGCCTGGTCAGGCCCCCTCGGCGTTCGCAGCCCCTGGCTCCTACCCGGCCAGGATGGAGGCGGCCCTGCCGCAGGGCAACAGGCCGTGGACGCAGGGCGGACTGGCCTCCGGAGTGCCCGGTCGGACGATGGCCCAGTCTCCGATAGCGCCCGGCGCTGTCAACCCGAACGCCACGCCCTACAACACGGCAACGGCAAGCCAGGCTCCGCAGCAGCAGCAGCCGCAACCGTCCACAGCCCCGCCCACGCCGGCCCCCCAGGCGGCGCCGGTGGGCCTGCCTCCGTCGGGTCCAACGGCCGCTCCGCAACCTGGGGCGCCGCCGATCGCAACGCCGCCCACTGCGGCCAGCCAGCCCCTGTCCGGCAGCCCATGGGCGTACGAGCAAATGTGGGGAGCGCTGGGAGACCTTGGAGACTCCGAGCTTGAGCAGGCCCTGAAGGGGGCCGCCATGGGCGGCCTGAAGGGGAACGCCTTTGGGGACGCGGCCCTGGCCAGGGCGCAGGGGCTCGAGTTTGAGCGGGGGATGGGAGGTCTGAGGGGGGCCAAGGAGAGCGCGATGGCCGATCTCGCTCGCCGCGGAATCACGGGCCCGGCCGCCGCTGCCATTCTGGCGGAGCAGGAGTCCGCGGCCAGGTCCGACATCTCGAGGGGTCAGCGCGAGATCGCCGGAGAGTACGAGGGCAAGCGCGAGGAATCCCGCAGGGCCGGCATCGAACAGGCTCGCGCCGTCCAGCAGGACCTGGTCAGCAAGGGCGTGAACCTGGAGAACCTCCGGATGAACCGTGAGCAGCTCGCCCAGCAGATCCGTCAGCAGCAGGCGGCGATGGCCGCGGCCGGACGCGCCGGTGAACCGTTCATGCTCACGATCGACAACGGAGACGGGACCACGAGCCAGATCGACAGCAGGATGCTCGAGCTGGTTCTCGGTCTCGGTGAGGGAGGGAGGGAGTAGTCATGGCGTTACCGTTTCTCGGTGCGGCCCTTGGCGGTCTGGCGGGTGGACTGAGCGGTCTCTTTGGGGCCCGCTCCGCCAACCGCGCGGCCGAAGCAGAGGCCAGGAACGTCAACAAGCAGGCGAAGTACGACTGGCGCCAGAAGCTGCTCCAGTACGGGCAGCAAGAGCTGCCTGGCCTGACCAGGACCAGAAAGACGAGCACCCTTCGGGATGCTCTGGTTGCAGCGCTCACTCGAGGCCAGGGCAGCGCGTCCGGGCTGGAGAAGGTGCTGGGCGGCGCTGGGCTTAGGAATTACGGATCTCCCACCTACACCGCCCCCGTAAACATCGTGGAGCAGGCTGGTCCGCCTCCTGAGATGGAGGCCGTCAGGAGGGCCAGCGGGATGGGCGGTTTCTTGTCCGGAGCCGCAGGGGGGGCAGCGGGCGGGGCTCAGATTCAGAGATCGCTTAGGGGTGATTAGGTCGTGCCACTTGGTTCCAGCATAAGCCGTAGGCGTAGGGGCGGAGGCGGAGACGACTACTCTGTACGGATAGGTCTGCCTTCCGGTGTCGGTCAGGAGAGGGACTACGCCTCGGAATTCTCTCGGGCCCTGTCCGACATCGCATCCTTAATACAGAGTCGCAGGGCCCGTGAGGACCAGGCGGCCAGGCTCACGGCTGAGTCTGAGGCCGAGGCCAGGAAGGTCAGGGATGAACTGGAGTCCGCTCAGCGAAACGCAGCTCTGGCCGGTATGGTGTCTCCGCCCCCGGTTGGCGGCCTGAGCGCTGATGCCGCGAGGGACTACGCCGCATCGGTTGGGGCCGAGCAGAAGCGGCTAGAGAAGCAACTGGAGCGGGAGGCCGGCGAGGCGGCGGAAGTTCGTGAAAAGGAGTACAAGCTGGGCTCCAGGGCCCAGGCGCAGTACGAGCAGTTCCAGCGATCCAGGGAGTCGGCCGAGGACAGGAGGGCCGCGGCCAGGGAGAGGATGCTGCGGGAGGGGGAGCGTCGTGAGCTGTCCGAGGAAAGGCAGCGCCTGGCGAGGGAGCGCCGATGGGCGGCGATCGGTGCCAGGGCCCCAAAGAGTGATGCCGATCTGTACCAGGAGGCCAAGACCGACATCTACCGGGAGCGAGAGCTGGAGACGGGGGTCAGGCCCAGGGAAGGAGACGTAGACCAATCGGAGATACGTTCCAGGATTGAGCGGATGAGGGCCGTCCAGGAGACGGCCGGGGAGATAGGTGGGAGGCTGCGTGAACAGGGGGAGGGGATCGTCCGTCCCACCCTGGGCCCATCAATCACAGAGGCTGACGTCGAGAAGGCGGGGCGGTCCAGGTACGTGATGCCCGCGGCGATGCGGCAGTGGAAGTACGCCACCTGGCTGGCCTCCATCGGTGACCCGAAGATGGCCATGGAGATGGCGGCCGAGGCCAGCCGACAGGCCAAGCTGTACGCGGCCGAGACCGCAGAAGAGCCGGCAGAGGCGGTCAGCGGACGGACCAAGGCCCCCGCCAAGGCCGCCACCGCGGCGGTCGGGATCGGGGCGTCCAACCGCCCGCCCGCGTCTAGAGCACTGGCTGAAACGGGTCGTGATACAATAGGTGGTGTAGGGGTTGGGATGGCCGCCGCGCCCCCACCTCCGCCGGTTACGACCGTGGTAGGTCCCACCACCTCGCCGCCGCCTCCCGCCCCTACACTTCCTGCCACTGCCGCCCCTGCCGCCCCTCCAGCCCAGGTTGCCCCGCCAGTCCAGGCCGCCCTTCCGCCACAAGGGCCCACTCCTGGGATGGTTGGCTACGGCGGGGGAGGCGAGGTAATGGGGCTCCTGGGACCGCCCCCAGCCACGGTTCCGACGACCCAGGAACTCATGGCCAGGACCGCCTCCGAGGCGGCCGTGGCGGGCCCGCAGCCCGGCATGGCTCCGCAGTTGGCCAGGGCGGCAGCGCCGGGGGTGGGGGTCGTGGAGCAGGCCCTGGGGCTGCCAGGAGAGCTGGTCGGCGCCGCGGGGGAGGCGTTGGGGGCGCCTCCGGACTGGCGCCAGCGGGCCCTGCCGGAGGTGATGAAGGCGGTTCCGGTCCTTGGTCCGGCAGGTAGGATGGCGCAGCTCATACAGGACTGGGCCTCCCAGCCACCCAAGGAGGGGGAGACGGAGCAGGAGAAGGCGCTGAAGGGCCTGGCCGCTGGAGCGCTGGCCAGAGGCGGTGAGATGGTTACCGACCCGCTGATGGCTGCCCTTGGCATGGCCAAGGTGCCCGTGGTGGTGACCAGGATCATGCAGGGACTTCTGGTCAAGGGTCTATACGACCAGTCCATCTCGCTGTACAAGACCTGGAAAGAAGAGGGCCTGTCGGACAACTTCTACCGTCAGGCCGGCGGAATGGGTGTGGACCTGGCGTCCATCGGAGGGCTCGAGGCTGCCTCCAGGGTCCACCGGGCTGGCGTCAGGCCGGCCCAGGAGCCGCCACCTGCGCCCAGGACGGCACAGGAGGCCCCTCCGCCAGCACGTGCAGCACAGGAGGCGGTAAGGCCGGCGGAAACTGCCCTAGAAAGGGCCGTTAGGGAGGCGTCCGAGGCTGTGCCGGAGTTGCCGTCGCGTGGAAGGGCGCTGGATCAGCCTGGTTCACAAGCCAACGCGAGCCTCGAATCTGCTGCGTCAGCCGAGGCGATCAGCCGCCAGGCGACCATGAAGATGCAGGGCAAGAAGTATGTGGTGTTTGACAGGGCCGGGAACGAAAGGCCGCTAATCGGTCCGGAGGCGGTGGACTACAGGCCGCGGCCCGGAGAAACCTACGGGATCAAGGGCCCAAGGGGATTCGAGGTCCTTGAGGCCAATGGCGGGAGGGTTCCGGATTCGGCCCTGGTCTCCGAAACCACTCCTTCCGCCAAGGCTCCGACCGCCAAGCCTCCTTCCGAGGCCGCCCCTCCACCGACCGGGGCCAATCCGCCCAAGGCCGACTACGGACAGAAGGTGCCGTGGTGGCACAGGTGGATGAAGCCGGCGGTGGAGCGCATCAGGGAGATGAAGACTGCCAAGGGCGAGCCGGTAGGGGAGAAGATCGCCCAGGGGTTCGAAGAGGCCAGGGACTACGGAGAGGCCAAGGGCGGTCAGTACGTACGCGCGTACGACGACGCGATCGCCAGGCTGAAGACGCAAGAGGGCAAGGGATTCGACAGGGCGTGGGCCAGGACCGTGGAGTCCCTCAACGGAGACAGGCCGTACTCCAGTCTCAAGCCGACCGAGCAGGCGGCCTACGATTCGGTCAAGGCGTTCATGAACGACGTCAAGCGCGCTGGCAAGGAGGCGGGGACCTTCAGCGGTCAGGAGATCGACCACTTCTTTCCTCACATGAGAGAACGTCCTAGCTACGAGGCCCTGATCGAGTCGCACGCGGAGTGGATGAGGAACACTCCGGAGGGTCAGGCTCGAGCTAACGCTGTCAGGAAGCAGCACAAGGATTGGGTGGGTGGTCCTAGCGCTGATCTAATGGATCTGGCCCAGATGGACCTGTCGAAGAACTACGGGAACGAGTCCTGGCAAAAGAAGTATGGACACCTAGAGAGGGTGAGGACCGACCTGGCCGCGCAGGACTTCAGGCGTGATCCCGGAGTGGTGCGCGAGTACCTCTACAGCGCATGGGAGAGGATCGCTCATGGCCGGTATCTGGGACCGGGCAGCGAGGTGGCCAAGGTGGGGTCTTCTCTGATGAGTCCGGAGCAGAGGCAGTTCGTTGCCGACACGACAAAGAAGTCGTTCGGGTACAGCCAGCCCGGACTGGCCGGTGGCACTTTCGAGCGTGCGGGCATGGAGGTCAGGGCGGTGATGGGACTGACCAAGCTTGGCCTATCCCAGGTGAGGCAGATGGCTCAGGCCGCGGTGCCCTCCGCTCGCGCTATCGGAGTTTCAGGAATACGCCGAGGGGTCTCGAATCTGGTCAGGGCCTCAAGGGACTACGTCTTCTCCCATGCGCAGGTGGCCAGGGATGCGGCGGTCTCCACCCCAACGGCTCTGCGCGGAGAAATATTCGAGAGGCATGGTGGGGTAGGGGAGACCGTGGTGGGTAGGGCCTTGAAGTTGGGAGGCCGGGCCCCAGAGGCATGGAAGAAGTTCGTGGACACCACCTGGGGAATGGAGACCGTGGACAAGGGGGTTCGTCAGTGGAGCGACAGGGCTGGGCGCCTCACCTTCATTGACGCAGTGAGAAGGAAGAATCTGAAGGCTCTCGAGCAGATGCTCAGAAGCAAGGAGCTGGCCCAGGAGGCGGTCGGAATGAGCGCCGACGCCCTGGAGGCCAGGCTGTCCAGGGGTGAAATCGGAAAGCCGATCATAGAGCCTGGCCCGCGGGGCGGAAAGACCACCGAGGGAACCAAGGCCATGTTCGATCGTGGGGACTGGCTGATGGACCGGGCCGCTAAGCTGTTTGTGGACGAGACGAACTACAGGACCAGGGCCGAGAACATTCCTCTGGCCCAGAACACCCCGGTAGCGAAGGTGTTCAACACCTTCATGGCATTCCCGTACCAGCACTGGAGATGGAACGTCAAGGAGGTGGGCAGGTTAAGGAGCGCCATGAAGTCCGGAGATAGGGCCGGCATGGCTAGGGCAGCCAGGACCCTCATCACCTACCACGCCGTGATGGCTCCTCTGTGGGGAAGCATGTCCCTGGCCGCATCGTCCCTTCTCAAGGGTAGGGGGCTGAACGAAGAGGACATTGAATCTCTAAAGGCAGATGCCGAGACCCCCAGGGAGCACCTGAGAAAGCTTGCCCAGGCGTACGCCAAGATTTCCAGCACGAGACCGATCGACAAGTCGGACATGGACGCAATGTCTTTGGCGATCGCAGGACTTCAGGCGTGGCAATACGCGGGAGGGGTTGGATACCCAGACGCCCTTCTTGCTAGGGGAGCAAGGTCTTTCAACTTCTCCGGGGAAGAGTACGGAGAGACCTGGCAGAATGTTTCTGGTTTCGCCGGAGCCCCGGTACAGTCCGTAGCGGAAGTGGCGGTGGGGGCTACCGACTTCGTTAAGTACCTACTGAACTCCGACGACAAGGTGAAGTATACGCCAGCCAGGGTAAGGCAGCTCTACAGGCAGTGGATCAACAACATCGGCGGAAACCTCATGCCCAACCCGTTCGGACTCGGACGGGCCGCCCTGGGGGAGGTGAAGGAGCGCGTTGCCCCCAGCAAGACCAGGCCAAACTTCAGCCCAGGCTGGGTCAAGTTTCTGTTCGGTGACGAGGACGACTGGTACTGGACCCCTGAGCACGGGGTCACGTCTGAGAAGGCAGAGCGCCAGCGTGAGGAACTGAAGAAGAGAGAGGCGCGGGAGAGAGCCCGCAGGAAGATGCTCTCAAGGAGGCAGTGATGGCGTTGAAGAATTACTACGACGGAGAGGGCGATAAGGTCATGCGAAACATGAAGCAGACCTACGGACCCAAGAAGGCGGAGTCGGTGTTCTACGCCACCGCCAACAAGCAGAAGGGGGCCAAGCCGTCCGGTGGCGCCCGTGGGGTCTTCAAGTCGTATCGCGCCAAGGTCAGGGGCGCGATGAGGGAGGAATAATGCCGACCGAGAGATTCTGGAACCCGAACAGCAAGCGGTACGAAGAGCGGGAGACCGGGGAGGCGATCACCGAGACCGGCCGCAAGCGCCTCAGGCAGCTCGAGGGGGAGAAGTCTCAGGAAGAGGTTGAGAAGGAGGGCGGCCTGGCGGCGGCTGCCGCGAGGGCCAGGAAGAAGCGCGAGGCCGAAAAGGAGAAGGGTGGGAAGAAGACGAGCAGCTACAAGTCCCGCTTCCGGAAGATGTTCAGGGAGGATTACGCTTGAGGCCCCTGGCCGTAGCTCTGGCGCTGTGTCTCAGTGGGTGCGGCTACCTGATCTGGCCGTATCCTATTCCGGGCCCGGTTCCGTATCCGTCTCCGTCCGTCGAGCCGTCCCCGGAGCCGAGCCCTGTCCCGACCACAACTCCCGAACCCACTCCGACTCCGGCCCCATCTCCGACCCCGACTCCCGGCCCGACTCCCGGCCCGGCTCCCACCGCCTGTCCGCCGGAGGCGCCGACGCTGGCGAAGTACAGGCTCCACGTATCGGCTCGAGGGACCTACCCACGCGGCCGTCGCGGTGACGCTACCCCGGTGGCGTACGGTGAGGACTGGTGCTTCAGCCAGGGTTTCCTCGACCCGGACGGGAGCGGGCAAGGATTCTGCCCCTACGGACAGGAGGGCTCAGGCCAGGCGCAGCGCGAAGCCTGCGAGGTCAGGGAGGGACCGCACAAGTGGTCGTTCAGGCCCGAGGGGTTTTTCGACTTCCTTCCGATCGAGAGAAGCGAGAATCCTTTGCAGGCCTGGGTTGCGTCCGACGCCAGGGGAACGATCCGGGTGTGCGCCGGAAACGGCCACTGCACCGAGGCGGACGTTCGCTGACTCGGGGTGTGGTAAAATGAAGGCAGAAAGGAGTTTGTAGGTGGGCCAGTTCCGTCCGCCGAGAAGGAGGATCAGGAGGGTCTTTTCCGGGTCGTGTCCTGTCCGGATTGGTCCCAGAGGCTCGTTCCTGGAGGGCTGCTCGAACCCGACCGTACAGCTAAAGTCTGTCAACACAGTCTATTACAAGCTTGACGAGCAAGGGGCCCTGATGGACGAGAGCGGCTCCGGGACGCAGTTCACCGCGGTTGGGGGACCGACCGAGACGGATGGCCTGGTTTACGGCACGTCGGTAGAGTTCGTACGAGCCTCCGCCCAGTACCTGAAGATCCCGGCCGCGCAGGGGGACGCCCTGGGCCTGCCGACCGACGACCAGGCGTTCACGGTCGCTGGGTGGTTCAAACTCACCGCCAAGTCCGACTACTACAGCCTCTTCGCCAGGGTGGACGGTGCCGCGGGCAAGGACGGCACCTACGTAATCTACCGCTGGCACGCGAACGACAGGTACTCCTTCTACGTGGGAAACAACACCGCCTTTGCCCAGGTGTTCGCTGGCAACTACGGAGACACTGTCGTGGGGGACAAGGTCTTCATCGTTTGCTGGCACGACCCGGACGCTGACACGATCAACATTCAGGTGAACGACGGCACGCCGGATTCGGCCGCCTGGGCTGGGGGGACGCAGGGATTGGGGAGCCAGGAAGGGAGCGGTGTCACCAACGTTGGCGCCTTGGCCAATACGTTCGACAGGGCAGACGTCATCGCTGGGCCGGTCTACAAGTTCAACTCCGTCCTGAGCGCCCAGCACAGGTCCGACCTGTACAACGCCGGGTCGGGGGTGATGGTCCTGCCCTCCGGAATCGCCGCGCTCAACCCGGTGTGGTTCAAGCTCGATGGACTGGACTCCATCCGCGTGGACAGCGGGCCGCTGGGGCTGCACCTTACCGACAACGGTGCCGTGGCAAGCGCGCCGGGCCACGTTCACGTCAGGGCGGCAGACTTTGAGCTGTCCAACGTTGAGCACCTGAGCGTGAGCAACAACGACGCATTCACGTTCGTAGGCGGGAAGACCTACGCGGTCTGGTTCAAGGCGGAGAGCCTTCCCGCGGTGGCTATGGTGTGGGGACACCACACGGATGACGGCAAGCAGTACAGCTTCTTCGGTCACGACTCTGGCGCTTGGAAGTTTCAGACCGGGAGAGGGGCCTCTGCCACCGTAGTCACGGAGAGCGCCGACGTAGCGACCGGGACGGATGTTCTGGCCATAGCATGGTTCGATCCGGTGAGGGACAAGCTGTTCCTTCAGATCAACAGCAACCCTCCGGTCTCTTCCGACTCTCCGGACGTGCCGTCTACGTACTTCCTCAACGACACCTCTACGCCGCTGAACCTGGGCAGGAGGACGCTGCCGTCCGACAACAACTACTGGGATGGCACGGTGGGTCCGCTGGCCATCTTAGATGGGGTCCTTACCGCTGCCCAGCGGGCGCTTCTCTGGAACGGCGGGGCTGGGCTGGCCCTTTTTTAGGAGGAAAAATGCGGTACTTTTTCGGTCAAAACGCGGTGGCTGTGGATGACGCCGGGGTGGAGGTAGCCTTCACTGACACCATGGGCGGAACGGGAGATTCGTTCAAGCCGCGGGTTCTCAAGGTCACCTCCGCCATCGGCAGCGACCCGGCCTACGTGAACTTGGCCGGGGGCACGCCCACCACGGACGACCTGGAGATACTAGAGGGAGAGACGTACACCTTCGATTACGACAACGAGCTTACCGGGGACGGGTTCGAGACCATCACCGCTATCTGCGACACCGGGGAAACGGCTACCCTCAAGGTGTTCGCGGCTAAGTGAGGGTCACGTGGCCGCTGGTCCTGGTCGCGGCCTCGGTGCTTCCGGCATGGTCGCCGGATCTCGAGAAGTGGCCAGACCCTCCAGAGACCGCTAAGGAGTTCAAGATGCCAGCTTTGGTTTCTCAAGACACCTGGGCCGTCCTCACGGTCGTGGGTGAAGCTCTGTCCGAACCATACGATGGGAAGCTGGCGGTGGCAGAGGTGATCCGGAACCGTATGCGGAGGCGGTACGCCAGCGACGGGACGGTCATCGGCACCGTGCTCAGGCCGAAGCAGTTTTCAATGTGGGACTTCCATCAGACGCGCACCCTGGCGGCGAAGTCCAACAACGACCACGCCGCGGTCAGGTCCTGCGAGACCGCATGGCAGGAGGCGACGGTCGGTGGTACTGACATCGCCAAGGGCGCCGTGCTCTACCTCCGACACGACGTCGATCCCAAGCCGGCCTGGACGACGGCGCCGTCCGTGAAACTGGTGGGCAGGATCGGCGCCCATCTGTTCTACACCGACAAGGGCGGTGCGTAGTGTGGGCCGACGCTTGGAAGTGGCTCAAGTCCGCCCCCCTCCCGGTGGTGATGGCGTTCAACCTGTCGCTCGGGATCTGGCTCTGGGGCGTGTCCGGCGCCTTTGAGGTACACAAGGTCTGGGCTGAAGAGCAGGCCAAGGGCAGGCAGAATGAGGCGGCCAAGGTAGAGAAGAAGCTGGAGCAGCTCGACGCAAAGATCGAGAGGCTCCTCGAGGCCGTACTGTCGCTTCAGGCCGAGGCCAGGATCGCAGCGCCGCGCGACAAGCGGGCCAAGAAGTCGGAAGAGGGGGAGAAGCCCTGATGGCGATCGCAATTCTCGGCGACTACAAGTCGAGCAGGCACCAGGAGGCGGTCAAGGAGTTCTACGACTGGGAGCGCTGGTACCGCGACGCCTTGGCCGAGCCGTACCGGGAGATGATCGAGCACCAGAGGCTCTACCTCTCGAAGCGACGCGACCACCGGAAGCCGTGGGAGAAGACCTGGCGAGCCCTCACGCTCCAGCCCTACCCCTACCTCATCGTGGAGGGGCAGGTGGCGGCCGTCTCAGACGTCATCAACGCCTCCGACCCGCTGGTGCAGGCGGAGGGGGTGGGGGACGAGGACATCGAGATCGCCCGCAAGGTGGAGCGTCTCCTGGACCTGACCTTCCGCATGAACCAGTGGCGGCTCATGTCCGAACTGCTGGTGCGCGAGTCCGCGATCCTGGGCACCGCCGCGGTCAAGGTGACGTGGCGACACGACACCTCGAAGGTGCGCGAGTACAACCCCGAGGAAGAGGCCGAGTACGTGCGGCTGAAGGAGCAGTTTCAAGCCTTCGGCGAGCAGATGCCGGACGACCCGGACGGATACCAGGAATGGTCTCGGGACGCGGAGGCCAAGTTCGGCCTCGCTGGCATGCCCAGGCACCCCAGCCGGATGGTCCGGGACGTGACCACGTTCCAGGGCCCCAGCTACGACCGGATCTCGATCTTCGACCTGCGATTCGATCCGCTCCAGCCGCGGTGGTCAGATCAGAGGAAGATCGCACAGCGTATCGTCAAGACGAAGAAGTGGGTCCTCGACAACACCGGGGACGACGACCGCTTCCCGTTCGACCCGGAGGCGGTGGCCTCTGCGATCGACGTCGGAATCACGGACGGGGCTGCGCGAACCGGAGGCTTTAACCAGTGGCAGCAGGAGATCGCCCAGATGCTTGGGCTTGCCACGGTCGCCAGCGGGTATCCTGTCGGCCGAGACGATCTGGTCGAGGTGTTCGAGGTCTTCGACAACGACGACGAGGAAGCCCCGTATAAGGTGGTGCTGAACAGGCACGCCATCATCAACAAGGACCCCGGCGGCATGCCCTACGGTCACGGGGAATGCCCGATCCACCTGATACGTAACGTCCCGGTCCCCTCCAGCGCGCTGGGCCTGTCCACCCTCAAGGCGCCGAAGTCCCTGTTCTACGAGCTGTGGTCCCTGCGCGACCTGCGGCTCGACAACATCACCCTGAACACCCTCCCGGTCTACCAGAAGCTGAACGAGATGGGTATCCCGGACGTGGCCAAGGTGTTCCAGCCAGGGGGGACCTTGTCGCTGCCGCGTCTCGACGCGATCAAGAAGCTCGACCTGGGAAGCGTACATCCTGACGTCTGGCGGGAGGTCAGCGAGATCAAGCTGGAGATCGACGACGCCTCGAGCGTCCCCACGAACCTGCGGGGCCAGGCCGCCACGGTGGGGCGGGTGTCGGCGGCGGAGTCCGAGCAGCGCTTCTCGAGCGCCATGCTCCGCATGAAGACGCAGGCGGTCAGGTTCGAGGAAGAGATCAAGGGCCTGCTCCGTCAGTCGCTCTACCTCTGGTACCAGCACGGCGACCCGGAACTCCTGATCCGTGCCGGTGGGCCGGGAACGGATGCGTACTCCATCTCCGTCAGCAAGGAAGAGCTGGCCCACGCGATCGACATGGACTTCAACTTCCGCGGCCCGTCGCGGATCATGAACCGGGACATGCTGGTCCAGCAGATGTTGCAGTGGTTCGGTACGTTCCAGCAGCTCCTGAAGCCCAGCCGGCAGCTCATGGCGGCCCGCCAGGTGTACGAGCTGATGGGCCTGAAGAACCGGAGCGAGCTGCTCCCCGACGAGGACATCATGATGGCGATCCAGGCGGAAAACATGCCCCCCGCGCCGCCACAGGCCGCCCCAGGGGCGCCGCCTGAGGCCGGCGGTGCCGAGGGCCAGCCCGCACCGGCGGAGGTCCAGTCGGCCCCACAGGCGGCCGAGGCCCCACCCCAGTGAGGCTCCATTGTGGGATGCACACCCCTGTGCGGCGTGTGCGGTCGGGCGATATTCCCGATGGTATGGGACAGGGCATGGGGGGAGTCGCTGTGCCCTGGGTGCTCAGCTTGGCTGAAGTCTTTCTACGATAACAGGTTAGAGGTAAGCGATGGCGAACGCTCGAGAGGTCACCAACAGTGAGGGCTGGCCTGGGCGCCGGCTGGTCAACGTGACGCCCAGCGACACTGAAGACCTGCCCTTCGTCACGAACGGGTTCAGGGTCGGGGTCTCTGGCGACGTGGCGGTGGTGACGATCGCCGGGGACGTTGGGATCGTCCCGAACGTCCAGGTCGGAGAGATGGTCCCGCTGAAGGTCACCAGGATCTTGGAAACTGGGACCGACGCCGAAGAGATCGTCGCGCTGTCGTAGGAGGGGTGATGGCAACGAACGAGGAAATCGTCCTGGCCGCGGTGAGGGTGGCGAACCGCATCCGAGCCAGGAGAGGAAAGAAGCCAATCCGGGTCCCGAAGCCGGGGCTCATCAAGCTGGCCTTAGCCGCGGCCAAGCGCCTTTTAGGAGTGAAGTAACATGGCCTTTCAGATGAACGCTGCGACCCGCAACGCGAGGCTGGACCAGTTCGAGACGACGAACCTGGTTACGCCTTCGCTGGAGATGAGGACGGGCCCTCCGCCGGCCAGCACCGCGACGCCGGGATCGGGAACTGTCCTGGTCACCATGGACCTTCCCGCGGACTGGATGAACAACGCTTCCGGTGGGCAGAAGGCGAAGGCCGGGACGTGGTCGGGCGTGGCCACCGCCACCGGGACGGCCGGACACTTCCGGATGTACAACTCCCAGGTGACGAAGGACGAGACGACCTGTTTCGCCCAGGGCACGATCGGTGTGGGGTCAGGGGACATGCTGATCGACAATAGCTCGATCGTGTCCGGCCAGACCATTACCATCGCCCAGTTCACGCTGACCGAAGGCAACCCGTAAGGGCGGGGCAGTGTCTGCTCCCTCGATTCGCGGGGCAACCAACCCAGCGTTCAGCGACTCGGGCACCGCTACGTCCCCGGCCTCCACCCAGGTCGGGGACCAGGTGTTCGTGTTCGTCTGGTCCCAGTCTTCAGGGCTCCCCGGAACCCCTCCGTCCCACTCAATACTTCCCGGATTCACACAGGTATCCTCCAACACCTACAGCGAGGGCATGGGCCCAACCTTCACTGGCGGGCGCCTGTCCGTAGCCAGGATGCTGGCAGCGTTGGCCGGGGCCCAGCCCTACACCCCGTACACGGTGTCTGGAGCCAACCCTGGAGAGACGTGTGCCGGCATCGTAGTCCTTCAGGCTCCCACCTTCAGCGATCCGGTACTGGTGGCGTCGAGCAGCTCCACCAACTCCTCCACACCCAATCCGCCCAACCTCGGCGGCCTCAATGGTGATGTTCTGGTCTTTGCTGTTGCGGCATGGTACGTTGGAAGCGCGAATGCCACCTCGGCCGGGGCCCCTACCAACTACACGATGCAGGCCCAGGGTCCCAGCGGGACACACCTGACGCACCTCGCTGTAGCCACGAGAGAGCTTCTGGGCCAGAGCGGCGGGAGCACGGACCCAGGGTCCTTCAGCGACAACGTGAGTCCGGGCGGAACGGTCACCATGACCATCTCCGTGAGGAACCCGCGGCTCGCCACCCTGAACGTGACGCTGGGCGGGGCATCGCTGGGTGGGCAAGCCTCGGTTGAGGTGTGGGCAACCCTTGGGTCCAACCTGGACGTGGTCAGCCTTTCCGCGACCGCCGCGGTCTCGGTTGAGGCCGCCCTGGGGTCTACCCTGGACGGCGTCACCGTTGAGGCGCTTGCGTTCCACGATCGGTCGGCGGACCTGGACGTCACCCTGTATGGGGTGGGGCTCCAGGCCGAGGCCCTGCACAACCTCGAGGCCAGCCTGAGCGTTACCCTGGAGGGGGTTGGGCTCTCGAGTCTGGCCTACCACGTGAGCCTGGCCACGGCTGACGTTACCCTTGGTAACCTAAAACTGAGGGCCAGGGCCCAGCACGTGCCACCCAACTTCTTCGGTACCGGGGCGGCGACCCACCGGACCATGAGGATTGGGATGCGGATGGGGTTCTGAAGCACTGGCTGAAACGGCCAGTGTTATAATGTCGTCGAGGTGGTCGAATGAAGCAGGACGATGCCATTTTGGGCCACAAGGGCGCTCAGCCCGTGCGGGAGCACAGGGCGTGGGTCGAGGGGGCCGTCAACCGCTACCTGGCCCGCCACGACAAGGACTACCGGCTGGACCGGATCACCGACGAGCAGTGCCTCGTCGTGCCCGCATCAAACGACGAGGTCTGCACCCTCGACCTGGGCCACGAGGGCCCCCACTCGTGGCAGCCGTGAGCAAGAGAAAGAAAAAGAAAAAGCTTCCGCTGTCTCGGCGCGTAGGGGCCATGCACGTGGTGCAGCCGGACAAGAAGACCTGGGCCTGCGAAAACTGCGGTGGCATCATGAAGATCGGAGACGACCTTCCTGAGTTCAACCCGGAACGGGGGGTGGCCCTAGGCCGTCTAGAGGATGGGTTCCTCGAGAGCCACAGAAACTGCACGTGGACATGGTGAAGAAGAAGCCGGGGGTTGCCGCGACCCCTCACATAGTGCTGCTACCCCCGTCTACCTGGCTCTGCGAGAGGTGTCAAAAGAGTGACGACACGGCTACCGAGGTGCCGCTTCTAAGCCCAGACAGGGAGAGCGACTTCTACGCTGCCGCGGACGGCTTCTACCGGAAGCACAAGAACTGCTAGGGGGTGCGGATTGGGCCTGTTGATCGGTGACGAGGCAAAGCGCAAGGCGTGGCTGGACGAGAGGAAGAAGTACGTTACCAGCACCGACGTCCCGGTGCTGTTCGGGCAGGGCTACTCCGGCTCGAGCCCTATCAAGCTGTGGTCCCTGAAGAAGGGCCTGGTCAAGGAGGACGAGCCGACCACCAGGATGCGCCTGGGGCGGGCGTTCCAGGACGGCATCCTGGCAGAGGCGGCCCTCTCGCTCGGGATGAAGGTGGAGGCGGTCGATCCGTACCTGCTCCACAAGTCGGAATCTAGGCCCTGGTTGGCCACCTCCCTGGACGGCATAGCCGAGGACGGAAGGATCGTCGAGGCCAAGCTTCACGGTCACTACGTGACCGAGCTCGAGCACCTTCCCCACGGGTGGCTGTACCAGGTCCAGGCGCAGCTCATGGTGACCGAGGCCCCCGGTGCGGTCCTGGCCGTGTGCGAGCAGGGCGTGGATCTGAAGCTGTTCGACGTTCTGCCGGACGAAGAGCTTCAGAGCGAGATCGCACTGCACTCGAGCGCCTTTTTCGACTACCTCAAGTGTGACCAGCCCCCTCCGCCGAGCTTTCCTGGCGACAACGCCGGGATCACGGCGCTGTACCGATACCTTGGGGATGCGTCCAAGCCGGCTGTGACCTTGGACGGATCGTACCTCGAGCTGCTCCAGCAGAGGAAGAAGCTGATCTCTCAGAAGAAGCAGCTCTCCGACGAGCTGGATCTGATCGAGGCCAACATCAAGTACGCCATGGGGGCGGCGGAGACGGCCGTGGTGGACGACGTCGATGGCGTGAGGGTGACCTGGAAAATGACCAAGGGGGACCGACCCTACAGACAGATGCGGGTCTACGGGATCAAGGACGAGGAGGTGTGGTAATGGGGTTCGAGGTAAGGCCGGCAGCGCGGAAGCGGGTCCTGGCCAGGGTTTCGGTCATCGGCCCTAGCGGGGGCGGGAAGACGTACTCTTCGATCAAGTTCGCCCGAGGCTTGGCGGGCCCGGACGGGAGCATCATCGTCGTCGACACCGAAGACTCCGCGGACATGTACGAGGGTCTTGCGGGCGGCTTCGGTGTGGTCTCGCTTCCGGCGCCGTACACCATCGAGAGGTACATCGACGCGATCGACGCGGCCGAGAAGGGGTTCGGTGACGTGCCCCTGGACCGAAGGGCCCTGGTCGTCGACCAGGTGAGCTTCGCCTGGGCCGGCGAGGGCGGACTGCTAGAGTGGGTCGACTCCCAGCAGACCAGCCGCGGCGGGAAGGAAGGGTTCGCCGCATGGAAGAAGGGGACCCCGCTCCAGAACCGATTCATACAGCGCCTGCTCGCCGTCAGGGCCCACCTGATCGTGACCATGCGTCAGAAGGTGGAGTGGGTGGTCGAGAAGAACGAGAAGGGGTTCACGGAGCCCCGTAAGGTCGGCCTGGCTCCGATCCAGCGGCCCGGTACGGAGTACGAGTTCCAGATCGAGTTCCAGCTCGACCAGGAGTCCCACAAGGCGCGGGTGACCAAGGACCGGACGGCCCTTTTCGACGGCCAGGTCTTCGTCCCAGACGTCGCCCACGGGGCCAAGCTCCGGGAGTTCCTGCTCGCCGGCAAGGGAGAGCTGCTCGAGCCGTCCCCGCCACCGCCTCCCGCCGCGGCAAAGATCACGGCCTCGCAGCTCCAGGGCCTGATCGTGATGGCGAAGTCGGCCGGCCTGGACAAGGGCGCCTTCCTGGACCTGGTGATGTCCCAGGCCGGACACAGGGTGCCGGGGAACCTGACCGAGGCCGAGCTGGCGTCTCTGACGTCCGCTCTCGACGGCCTCAAGGCCCTGAACGGCCAATGAAGCCAGGAGGGCAGTACCGCAAGGGCTACCGGCTCGAGCGACGCACTATGGAGCTGCTCGAGTCGGTCGGGTACGTGGCCTTCCGAATGGCCGGCAGCCACGGCCTTTTCGACGTGATCGGGATCTCTCCGGCTGGTATAGTGCTGGCCCAGGTGAAGTCCGGGAAGGCCAGCCTGTCCCCGGCCGACGAGGAAGCGATCCGCCAGTTCCGGGCGCCGACGAACGCCAGCAAGGTTCTGATACGCTGGAGGGACCGTGTCCGAAAGCCCGAAGTCCGAGAGTTCTGAGGCCGAGCCGGAGCAGTCTCAGGCCGAGCTGATCCGCGGCACCGGTTTCGCGGCCATGTCCACCGTCGGCGGGGACGCCGAGCGGGCGATTCGCCAGGTGGTCGGGAGGCTGCTCAGGAACCCGGAAGAGAGGCGAGATTGGATCAGGAAAGAGACCATGACGCAGGCGGCGATCCTGGCGTACAAGGCCAGGAACGCCCAGGACCTCGACGACGTTCGGCGCGCCGCCGAAGGGTTCCAAAAGGTCGTGGCCCCGATGCTCAAGGTGGAGCCACGCACTGCGGCGTCTGCCACCAAGCCGGCGTAGAGCCCTGCTGTAACGAGCTTGCGTACAACGACTTCGTGGCCTCGGTGAGAGAGTGAGCGGCCTGTGGGAAGAAGGGCGATCGACGTCAGGGGTGGGCGACGGGGACCTTACGCCCGGCCGGGAGAAATTCCTGGCGGACATACATACGAATCCCATGCTCTACTTCTGGGGCGAAGACCCGGAGACGGGCGACCCAATCGTGAAGACGAAGGACACGCACGACGACGACAACCCGATCAAGGCCCTCCCGAAGTGGCCGTACCTGCTCCACCTGCTCAAGAGGTTCTCCCAGAACTACCGGAAGGAGATCGTGGACAAGCCGCGACAGTTGATGGTGAGCTGGATGGTGCTGCTGTGGATGGACTTCGTGTGTCTCACGAAGCCGCACCGCCGGTGCCTGCTGAACAAGGCCACCCATCAGGAAGCGGAAGAGATGCTCTTCGATCGCCTCGGGATCGTGCATCAAAACTGGCCCGCCTGGTTCGCCGCGTGGGCCCAGGTCGACGAGCGGAAAAAGTTCGCCACTCTGTACTACGGGCGAACGGGATCGTCGATCAGGTGTACCGGGGAAAACATACAGGACAGGGCGGCGCGTGGGGATCAAGCCTCTATCGCGGTTGTCGACGAGGCCGCCCGCCAGCCGTACTTGAGAGAGATCGTCGCCGCCCTCGCGCCAATGACGAAGCAGATGATCCTGGTCAGCACCCCGGAGACTGGCAGCGAGGGCTCGCGCTACATGAATTCGATCTTGACTGAGGGGCAGGAGGTTTCTTGACAAGGTGCGAGAAGTGCGGCAAGGAGGTCGCCATAGGCGACTGGCCCTACTGCCCACACGAGAGGCAGATCGGGTACGGCTGGCACTTCGGCAGGTTCCAGAACGACGCGCGACGGGAGAAGTTCCACGCCTCCGCAGCGGAGAATCCGTTCGGCCACGTCTCGAGGGACTGAGTGACCCCACACCGTCCGCACGGCTCCAAGCTGAGCCATAAGTCGCAGTACGACCTGCCCAAGGACGAGCGGGAGTCCTTCCTGAAGGCGCTCCCCGCGGACTTCGGACAGAACGATGGATTCCGTGGCCGCGTCACCCCCATGTCGAAGTGGCACGTGACGGAGCTGGACTTCTGGGCCGACCCCAGGAAGGACGAGCAGTGGGCGCTCGAGATGATCGCCACCATAGGTATGGCACGGTTCCAGAGGGAGTTCCTCCGCAACTGGAGCATGAGCACCCAGTCCCCTTTCTTCCCGGAGTACATCTCCCGCGGCGGCGACAACTTCTTTGTCCGGGACTTCACCTCTCTTGGCTCTGGTCCTTTCGCCATAGGCCTGGACTTCGGTTTCCGCCGCCCGGCTGCGGTGGCGATGCAGGCCAACCCACGGAAGACCAGGCTGTTCCTTCTCCGGGAGTGGATGCCGCAGGACATCTCAGGCCGGGCGTTCATGGAAGTGGTCGAGTGGCTGATCGGGGAGATGGATGACCAGCGGCTCAGCCCCGAGGCCCTCAAGCACGTGGCCGACCTGCGCCGCGCCTCGGACGAGGGCCGCGGCCCGGCCGTTCCGTGGTTCCGCAACCTCCGGGAGGGCGGACGGCAGGTGCTTCGCTACGCCGGGCAGGAGGCGATCCGCACCTCGCAGGAGGTGGCGGACGAGAGTCAGGAGCGGAGGATTCACGACCTGTGGGCCAGCGCCGGGTTCCCGCTGAACCTGTGGGTGGCCCCGGTCAAGGCGAGGGAGCTGGTGGTTCGCCACCTGCTCAGGCTGCCCCCCAAGGGCGCCCAGCCATTCCTGGTCGTCGAGAGGCACTGCAAGATCCTTCGGGACGGCTTCAACGGTGGGTACACCTTCCGCCGTCCCACCAGGGAGAATCCCCAGCCCGACCAGCCGGCGAAGGACGGGTACTACGACAACATCATGGACGCGATGATGTACGCCGCGGCCAACCTGATCGACGTGAGGCGCATAGACGTTGGCGGTGCGGATGAGGACGCAGCAGCGCCGGCTCCGGCCGAAGCCCCCAAGCCGAAGCCGCTGGGATCGTACTCGAGGGGTGAAAAGAAGGATGACAAGTCCGCCGGATTCTCGTCTCCGTTCGGTGTGTCGGACGAGGGTCTGGGCGTGTACCGTAGAGAAGAGTGGAGCTAAGCAAATGAGTTACTCACTGAATCGAGTGGAAGTGATCGGGAATGTCGGGAAGGACCCGGAGGTGCGCTACACCAAGGCCGGGGAGCCGTTGGTCAGCTTCAGCGTGGCGGCCAGCGACAAGTGGAAGGACAAGGCGGGCAAGCCGCAGGAGCGCACCGAGTGGTTCAACGTGACCGTCTTCGGCGGCCTGGCGAAGGTGGCCCAGAGCTACGTCACCAAGGGGTCGAAGGTGTACGTCAGCGGCCAGCTCCGGACGGAGGAATGGACCGACAACGACGGCGGCAAGCGGTACAGCACGAAGGTGGTCCTGTCCGGTCCCCAGTCTAACCTGATCCTGCTGGGCGGTGGGGCCAGGACGGACGCCTCTCCACCCAAGTCCGACCCCGGCGCGTTCGTGGCCAGTGACGAAGACTTACCCTTCAGCCTGGTGGCCGCCCTCCCCGCCCTGCTTCCGGTGGCAGTGATGGCAACCCTGATCGGGGGCCTGGTCTGAAGCGCTGTTTCCGATGCGTCCAAGAGAAGCCGAAGCGTGACTTCTACCGCCATCCAATGATGGCGGATGGCCGCCTCGGAAAGTGCAAGCCATGCACTCGTGACGATGTAACTCGTCATAGGGATACCAACCTTGAGCGCATTCGAGCCTATGACAGGTCGAGAGGCCGAAGGCCCAGCGAGGCCACAAGGCGCTTCCACAACGAGCACAGCTATGCACACTCTGCCGCCCTCCGGGCCCATCCTGTTATGGGACCATGCGCAGGCTGCGGTGGTGCCGCCAAGCACAGGCATCACTCAGACTACACCAAGCCGACAGAGGTCGTTTTCTACTGTACCGGGTGCCACGGCAGAGAGCACGCGAGACTGAGGAGGTTAGCATGAAAGCAGGGGCTGGGCCAAGGATCCTCTTCCTGGACATTGAGACCTCCCCGAACGTTGTCTACTCGTGGGGGGTGTACCAGGAGAACGCCCTCACCGTCAAGGAGCACTGGTACATCCTGTCGTTCGCGGCAAGCTGGAGGGGCTCCAAGGGCATCATCTATCGTGGCCTGCCTGACTACGATGGATACAAGGGCGGAGACTCGACAGAGCGAAAGCTTCTCTCTGACCTTCACGACCTGCTCTCAGAGGCGGACATAGTGGTGGCGCACAACGGGGCCGACTTCGACGTGCGTAGGATCAACGCCCGCTTCATAGCCCGAGAGTTCAGGCCACCCAATCCATACAAGGTCGTAGACACCAGGAGGGACCTGACCAGGGTCGCTTCGTTCTCGTCCAACAGACTCAACTGGCTGTCGAAGCAGCTCGGGATCGGCCAGAAGACCATGGAGCACCAGGACGTGTCCCTCTGGCTCGGATGCATGGCCGGGGACAAGAAGTGCTGGGCGAAGATGAAGGCGTACAACAAGCACGACGTCGTGCTGCTCGAGGAACTGTACGAGATCCTGTCACCGTGGATCAGGCAGCCCAACGCAAACCTGTGGTCGGCCGGGGCCGTGTGCCCCAACCCCGCCTGCGGGTCCAGGGACCTTCAGAGCCGAGGCTACTCTAAGAGCAAGACTAGGAAGTACCATCGGTTCCAGTGCAAGTCCTGCGGGTCGTGGGGCCGATCTACAAAGTCCGAGGGCTTCTCGGCCTCGATCACCCCCACCACCACGGACATCGGGTAGGCCAGCGATGAAGGGTCTGAAGGTCATCCACAGGAGGTTCAAGCGCTTCTACGGGAAGCAGAGCGGCAACAAGATATGGATCGACCTGAGCGGGAGCCAGCTCCTCAAGACCATGCTTCACGAGACCCTTCACGCCAAGCACCCCAAGTGGAGCGAGGCCCGAGTTCAGAAAGAAACGGGTAGGAGGTGGGCCAAGATCACGGACAGGGGCCTGGTCCGCTTGGCCCGCCTCCTTGGAAGGGTGAGGTAGCGATGCAGGATACGCAGTCGGTTCAGTACGTCCTCGTCATGATCCAGGCCCTTCTCATGATCGAGCAGTCCGTGCTCAAGTTGGTCTGGGCCGTCCTGTCTGTGTCGTTGGTAGGGCTCGCCGTCTTTGCGGGCCTGCTTTCCGTAGGGTCCAGGCTTAAGAGCCTCGAGGAAACGATTCGGTTTTTCGCAAGGAGGAAGTGATGGCGATCTTGAAGTGGGTTAAGAAGGGACTGGTCCTGACGGCACGGCTCCCGTTCGTACCGGAGAAGTGGCGCCGCCTGGCCGGGGCCGCTGACGATGCGTGGGACGCCAGGAAGAAGGACGCCAAACTGCCGGGCGAGGTCCTCGGGCTGAGGGACGAGCCGTGAGCTGGGAGAAGGAGATGGCGGACGCGATCGAGTCGCACGCCGCGTTCTGCCCCCCGCTCCTGGCCGCGGACGTAATCCTGACCCGGAGTGACACCTGGCTCGGGAAGGCTATCCGCCTGGCCGAGCGCAGGCCCGGCGACCCGGCAATCTACAACCACGTCGGGATCGTGACGCGCAGTGGATTCGTCGATTGGGACCTGAGCCACGGCCTGCAGGCCGAGATGGTAGAGGCACTATGGCGGGTGCGGCAGGGCCCGGTGTGGAACCTCTACGGACCGCCGGCCGGGGCCAACAGGCCGGCGGTGGCGGTCTACCGCCCGCTCAACGTGCCGTCGAACGACAGGAGCGCCATCGCCGGCGCCGCGCTGGACCACGTGGGTCAGAAGTACGGGTGGTGGAAGCTGCTCGGCCCCCTCGGGGACTCGGCCCTGTCGTTCGCCGCCCGGAGGGACGTCCGCCTGCTCCGGCGCCTGCTGTTCGTGGACCAGAGGCCCATCTGCTCGTACCTCGTGGCGAAGGCTTACGTCACCCGGGGGTACGGCTTCGGGGTGCCGGCCGGAACGGCAACCCCGGACGACATTCATGATTACGTCGAGGCCAACCCCGACAAGTACGTCAAGGTCTTCGCCGGCAGGATAGAGTAGCTACCAGGGCTGCGCCAGCTCGCCAGGGCCCACCACCTCTATGGTGACCGTCACCCTGCGGCTCCAAGCGCCCTGCTTCAGCAGGTACCGAAGCTCCCAGGCCCCACGTGGCAGCCTGAAGTAGCCCTGGAGCCCCTTGCTCCCGAGCATTCCGCCAGGACGCCAGGACCAGCGCCGCTCCGTTGCCTCCACGAACTCGCCCTTCTCGATCCCAGGGTGCTCCCTCCAGGGGGAGCAGTCCGCCTCGTGGGCCTCGAACCAGACCTGGCTCTGGCTCCCGAAGGGCGCGTCCACCGGAGTGATGGAAAGCTCGACGTAGGGGCAGAAGCACCTCTCGTCCGTCGCGGCCATCATCACGAACGTGTTGGCCCAGCCCTGGCTCAGGCTGGGAGAGTCCAGGGTGAACCTGGGGGTCACGACGGCCCTGGGCTGACACGCCTTGGGCGGCTTTGGAGCCTTGGGGGCGGCCCAGCCCGCCGGGCCCGAGATCCCGGCGAGCGTGGCCATGATAACCCCCTGTCCAAGGAGCTTGGACACGTGGTTACTCCGCATCCTCTTCCTCCACTTCGATGGTGAGCTTGACGGACGCCACCTTGCCGTCGGAGTCGGTGGCGTCGATCAGCTCCAGGAACGCCCGCCTCACGTCGTCCCCGTAGACGGAATGGAACCCCTGCGGGGCCCTCACTGTCACGCTGTACTTCATGAGATCCCACCGTCCCCGGAGAGGATGCTGTCGGCCATCCCTCCCGAAAGCCCTTGCTCCGCCAGGCTGTGCTCGAGGTGCGCCTTAGCCAGCTCCGGGAGCTGTGACAGGTAGGTCCGGATGTAGCGAAGCTGGTCCCGTCTGCCTCGGAAGTAGAGGATGTTGTCCGGGCTCACCGCGTCCCCCAGCTCGATCAAGACCCCAGCCTCCAGCCTGGCCAGGGTGTCCAGCAGTGTCCCCCACGCCCCCGCCTTGGACTCCCGAAGGGAGTTGATGGCGTTGGCAACCGACAGGAACGCGCCCTCGTTGTCCTCTTTCGACCTCGACTTCAGCGCCTGGTACAGGCGCTCGTGATCCTCACTCCAGCTCATGTCATCCTCTCCTCTCGCTCCCTCTTCCCCGGCATGAGGGATGCAGAGAGCAGCATCCCCCAGCAGCTCAAGCACACCAGCTCAGTGACGGTTCCTGCTCCGACCTTGTGCTCCACGGGCAACGTGCTCGAAAGCCTGAACGCCCTGTATCCGCACGAACGGCAAGGCCACGGTAGGCTCAAAGGATCACCTCCGGTTGCGGGCATGTGGAATCCTGCTTCCACCTCTTCCACATTAAGGTTGCGACCTGATCGTGACGCAGGTCCGCCTCTGCGGCGAAGCTGATGATGTTGAGGTGTCCCAGGTAGACGTGTGACACCTCGTGCCTGGCGATGCACTGGAGATGACTCTTGACCTTGCGCTTCGAGCGCTGAAGCATTGACCAGCGCAGCAGCTCGGCCGTGATCTCTATCCTCGGTGCGCACTCGAAGTGAGGCGGGCAGGGAGGGACCTGGGCGAGGACCCCCGGCATCGCCAAGGGCCCGAAGGCCACCTTGGGCGCCGGGATGCCCAGGTCCCCCGCCGCGGCGGTGACCAGTTGCGTGAACAGTGCGATGGTGGCCGCCGTTTCCATGGCTACCTCAGCCCGGCCCCGCCACAGCCCTCGCACCGGTAGCTTCTGAGGCTTCCCCTGGTGCCCGTGAAGAAGACGGAGGCGCCGCATTCCCCGCACCACCCGTCGCCGTGGTTGTCCGAGCTGTCGTAGTCGAAGACCGGAGGCCCAAGGCTTACGTGGCCGTAGTCTTCGGCGCCGTCGTCAGCGTCCAGTTCCAGGTCCACTTCGCAGCTCACGACTCCACCTCGTCCACCTCGACTTCCCGGACCACCACCTTCTGTCCGGTTCCGGGGGCCACTACGAAAGTGTCCGGCAGCGCCTCGGCCTCGCTTTCGTGGACCTTGGTGATGGCGATTTCGGCCGTGCCGTTCTTGACGGGGACCTGGAGGAACCCCTGCCACCGCTTGACCTTCTTCGGGGGCGCCTTCACCGAGATGGTGAGCCCGGTGTACTGGCTGTCGCTCTCGATCTCGATGTAGTCGTTGAGCTCTTTGGCGAAGATTTCGACCCGGCGCGCTCCCCTCTCGTTCGAAGAGACCGAGACTGAGAAAAAATTCCCCAGGATCTTCTCGATCGCGTTTGCGGCTTCGTCTGCCTTCAGCGTTTTCATCTTCACTTGGATCCCCTCCTGTAACGGACCCACCACAGAATGAGGTGGATCAGGTTGCCGTCGATGATCGACTCCGCGCTCTCGGCCCTCTTGACGACTGCAGAGAGGGCCTTGCGCAGCCCGTCGATCTAGATCTCCTGCTTACGAACCTTGGCCGCCTTCTCCCTCAGGTTGGCCCTCTCACCCCAGCCCATGACGTTCCTCCTTGACCAGGTCGGTATTCCTCCCCGGCTCATTTCTTGATCTCCGGCATCCTGTAGACATGGACTCCGCCACGGTGCGTGGACTCCCAGGCCACCATTCTCACGAAGTGAGGGATCGCTCCGATCACTTCCTCGCACCCCGACCATCCGCCAGTGGCGAAACGCCACGTCCTACCTCTCCGTGTGGCCCTCCCGTAGCCGGATCGCTCGAAGTAGTCTGCGATCGCGCCCAAGACGGCCGGGATCTCGCTCAACTCCCCCTCCCAATCCTCCAACTTTTGAACACTCTCAGGGGTGGGATACCTGTCAGAGTCGATCTCGATTCTCACTCGACCACCTCCAACCGCTCCGGCATCTTCCCCCCGACCGTAGCATGGTCGGGCCAGGAAAGCAAGCTCTTTTCGAACTGCCTCGCCATGCGCCGGCCCATCGGCACGAACGAAACCGGCGGGCGCTTCGGCTTCCTAGCCCTGTGCCCTTTCGACTTCGGCCTGTACATGTCTCACCTCCACAAAAAGCTCTAGCCCAGAAGTGCTCCGGGCAGTTCTGCGCCACGCAGGTCGGCCCTACGCATGTCGGCCCCGGTCACGTTGGCCCCGGTAAGGTCGGCCCCGGAAAG